GTGCATCTTTATTCAGACTTCACCCGTGATCAGTTGAGGGTTGCAACGACTTTTAGTTGCGTGTTGCATCTGATAACGTTGAAGGTCGCAACTAAATCGGCGCCGCCCAGGCAAGGGAAGGCTAACCTAACTTTGCTAGCGTGAATGTGGGATGCAACTTTGCGAAGGGTGTGTGCGATCGTGAAGCTCTCTGCTCCATTCTACGTGATGACCAAAATTAAACTTTGCTAGGTAGTACCACCGTCGAAGATTTAATTCCCAGTGAATGCACCAAGAACGTGTATGTTCCGGCCATTGCATTGCCATCCAGGAAAACAATAAGATTGTAATACATAAAGACGAACATATGTTCGATCAAGGAAAGTAAGGAATGTATTAGGAATGTTTTTATAGTGTTTGACCTGCGGTTTTACCAATACATTCATACTATCCAAACATTCCTGCGATATTTTCCCGGCATCTGTCTTACGTGTAAGGCAGTTCACCCGCTTCCTTGCTAGTACCACCGGGGCACCCCCGCGTCTGATGATCGTTCAGATACGTTCGGGTGAAAAACGCTAGGAATGTTTGGAAGGTTTTCAAAAACACGTCCTGACCTGCGGTTTAAACATTCCCAAAACGTTCCTGGGGCTAGGAATGTTTAGGAATGTTTTCGGCGTTTCCGCAGGTCGCGGTGTCTGACCACCTCCTCCTGGCCGGCGCTCCTGGTACCACCGTGGGGTCGGGCCAGGCGTAACCAGAAAACTGTAACCACCGATTTATGGTTTATGGTTTTACGAGTTGTGCACAAAGCAAACCACCCGCGCCGGATAGTACCGACGCGGGTGGTTTGCTTGAGGGGCTAGTGCTTGGGTATGAACAGCTTGCTGCCGCCTCGTTTCAGGGCCGCGGGGTAGCTCAAGCCCTCGCCAGTGAAGATCTGCTCGAGGGACGCGGGCTGGCCGGCCTCTTCACTCATGACATGCTCGACCACCCAGCTCAACGCCTTGGCTGCACCGGCGGTCTCGCTGACCCCGACCGCGATCTGCGATTGCTTCGTCGGGTCGGTCTCGAGCTGGAGCTTGACCGTGAGCTGCTGGTAGATGTGATGGAAGTACTCGCTGCCGTTGACGATCAGCTTGACGAGCTGCTGAATCGACTCGAGCATCTCCTCCTGGGCTGGCGTGTTGATCTCGGCGCTGATCAGCGCGACCGCGCCTTCGATCTCCTTGTAGTGCCAGTCGTCGGTTGCGCCGTTCTCGGCAAGTTGAATCAGGCGGTCCAGCGCTTCGCCTGCGCTTGCGAACTCGCTCACGGTCGGAGCTCCTTTACCTTGTTGTCGAGCTCCTCGTAGAGGTCTCGGAGTAGCTTGCGACCGTTGTCGAGGTGTGCGTAGGCTGCGCCTACGGTGATCCGCAGCCAGTCGTTGTCGTTGATCTCGGGATGCACTCGCAACCGCTCGCTTGCGTCCCGGAGGTCAATGACCTTGGAGTACAGCTTGCGCACTTCGGTCGCCGCGGTGCGCAGTCGGGCTAACTCCTGGTATATCTCTTCTTGTGTGGTCTGTTCGCTCACGCTACCTCTGTTCCCTTCTTGAGTGACTCTTGGTATTCGGCCAACCTCTGCTCGAGGTATGCGTCGCGGATCGGGTTCGAGGCCTTCATGTTCTTGTTCTGGCTTCTGATTCGATCCCGGTGCTGCTTGAGGCATAGTGGCCCCTTGCACCCGTCCGCGTACCCGATTGGTCGGCCATGCTTGTGTGCAGCGATATTCGGGCTGGCGAGCTCGGCATCCACCTGAGCCTTCAGCTTCGCGATGTACTCTTTGATGGTGTCGCCGCTCATTTTGCCTGATCCTTCTTGTTCTTGGTGATCCCTGTGACTGTTGCGACCCCTTGCTTGAGCTGCCGCATCGCAGCCACCTCGGGATCAAAGTAACGTGGTTTCTTGGGTCCTCTCGTGTTGGCCCCCATTGCCGACTGAACCTCGCCCCTCTCGATAAGAGACTCTAGGCGCCGACCAATCTCGACACTGTCCCACCCCCTGGTTTTGAGTTTGTCCTGAATTGTGCCGAAGGTAACGTAGCCCTTGCTCTCGGTAAAGGTCTTGATGACCTTCTTGAGTGCCTCGTCGATCTCGTTACCCAGTGTGAGTATCGTTTTCTCCCCGGTCACCGTGGTGGCCCGGTTGAGATACTCCATTACCCACATGGCAGAGGTAATGTCCTCTGACATGACCTTGTCCGCTCGACGGTTGACCGCGAACAGGGTAGACAATTTATAAAGCTTCAGGTCAAACCGGGACTTGAGATCGTCGCCGATCTTCCAGGTCTCGACTACCTGATAGCACTGGCGCATCAAGTCCCGAGCCGAGTGGTCCACATCAAGGAAAACCAGCTTGCGAACAGACTTGCCTTGCGGGTCCACTTTGCCCATGTAGTACGCAGCAACGTCAGTGTAGAGCTCCTGACAGTGCGACGTGTTCTTCATCTTGTCATCGAAGGGGTCGCCGACCGGGGGCTTGTTTCCGGTGACTACTTCGAATCGAGCGAGCAGACCATTACCGATATTGCCTCGGCCAATCAGCTGCGGAAGCGCCTTGGGCTGCACGCCAGCACTGAAGACCATGTTCGGATTGATCGCGATAGTTACACCGCCAGACCTCGAGCCAGCCTGGATAGCTCCGTCAAGTGCTGAGTTGTTGTCCATCTCCTGAAAGATTCCGACCAGGGAGCTTCCTGTGACTGCGCCCTTGCCCATGAACCTGGACAACTCGTCAACCTCAAGGTCTGCCATGACGTCCATGACCTTGTACTTAACTCCGGCCTCGATCTCTTCGCTCAAGCTCTCAAGCAAGAACTCGCCGGACCCAGGCTCGATCAAGCGCTTGACTCCGGTGTGAGTTCCGTACGGGCGCCCGCTGGGCGGAACAGGCTTCCACTCGTAAACGATGTGGTCAAGTATCTCATCCATCGGCCTGCGTGACTGTGACTTGCCAGCACCGGTGGCACCGACAAACAGTACTGATAGTGTGGTCTTGAACGGGCGACCAACCCTTCCTCGTAGATATGGGCCTGCCGACAGGGAGAGCAACTGCAGGCCCCGGAAGAGGCTATACTCTTTTGGTACGCTCATGTCCTCGACCACCTTCATGTACTCGTACAGGGGTGTACCCTCGGGTATGTTGTCAAAGATGTTCTCAATCTCGGGTAGCTTATCTCCCGTATCTGTCGGTACCTCGATGGAAGTTACGAGTGCGGACGGTTCGTCGACCTCTTTGTCGCTGGCCGGCGATGCCCCTAGACTGGCCGGTCGGGTGTCGGTGGGTGCAGGTGGCTCATCTTTAACGGAGTAGGCTCCAAACTCCTTACGGCTAAAAGATGTCGGGCCAATCTGTGGCAGGTCGTCATCCAATGCCGCGAGGCTGAAGCCTAGCTGATCTGCAACCTCCTGTGCCGAGACTGGCTTTGAGGTGATATCCTCGACCGCCTGCTCGACCTGACTGACGTAAGACTCGCCATACTCTTCAAGCTCCCGCTGCTGGGTCTCGGGAGACTTGCCGATGTACACCTTGCCCTGGCGAACGAACTGCCAGCCGCACATCTCCTCGAGTGTGATCTGCTTGGCCTTGGCGAACTCCTTGCCCTTCGCTGCCTGACCATAGGGCAGACCATTCGCAGCTGCCACCATGTCGATGATCCCGCCGCCGTTGTCGCACTGGCCATAGCAGACCCATGTGTTCTTGACGACGTTGATGCAGGCGGCTTCGGTGTTCGAGTTGTCGTGATCCACCGAAGGACAGAACACGAGTATCTCATTCTTGCCACCCGAGCGCTTGGGGTCGACCTTGCGGCCGGTCAGGCGCTCGTAGACATCACGAACCTTGAGGCGCTTGAGTGCTTCGTCCTCTTCGTTCTGACGCTCGGCCTTCTCCTTGCGCCAGTCGTGCTCGTCGTCCCAGACTTCAGGAGCGGCTTCGGCGAACTCGGATGGAACCTCGGCGTCAGACTCGACAGTCTCCAGCTGTGACTTGGCTGCCGCCTCGGCTTCTTCCCTTGCTACCTTCTCCTTGAGCATCTCAAGGATCGGGTTGGGCTTCTTGTCACTCATGCGTACTCCAGTCGGCTGATCTTGATGCGACCTTCTGGTACGCCGAGCTTCTTTGAGGCAGCTCGCGTTGCGGTCATGGTGACATTGCTCTTGTGGTAACAGCCGGTCGCGACCAGCATTCCACGATTGTCGTAGCAGTGTATTACGAAGCCATCGCGATCGCGTTGAGCTCTGACACGAATCTCGATACGGTTGCCCCGGAACTTATCCCTGCGATTCGGCAATTGCCTCAGCCTCCTCTCGGGACCGCACGACGCCCAGCTCCTGCTGGTACGCGAGGGCCTGCTCCCTGGTTGGAATTACTTCGTCGGACGGGGTGGTGGTGACTTCTTCGTCAGGCATAAGGGTCTCCGGTATCTAAGAGGACGACGGGGTCGGGGTGCGGGCTGAGCTCCTTGGTGGACAAGCGCTGGTCGATGAAGAACGTGGGGTCTTTGTCGTGCTTGAGGTTGACCCCCAGCGGGAGACGGCAGAGGTTGCCGAGGTCCTTGTCCTTCATGGAAGCCTGCTTGGGGAATATCTCCACCGTCAGGTTCTGGTAGTTGTAGTACGGATCGGTCTCCGCGTGCTTGAAGAAGTTATCGCCGTGCACGGCTTCGAAGCCTGCGTTCGGCGATATGAGCTTGCCGGCATACTCGAGCGTCATGAGCGCGGCAGCACGGGCCACCTTCGCGTCGATGGGTTCCGGGAAGAACGCATAGACATGGCAACCCTTGTTGCCAGAGTAGGCCGCGGCTGACTCTAGCTGGAGATGGTTCTGGATCGCAGAGGTGAGAATGTCGCACATCGAGCGCATCTGGTACTTGAGCCAGGGGCGTGCGGGGCTGCGACGATCGTGCCATGCAGACCGGGGGTGAAGGGGGTGCACATGCTGTGCAACGACTTTGTCGAAGTCGGCATCGGTGGTCTCGGCGAGAACCTCGTCGGGCAGGTCGACCCAGGTGCCGTGGCCGATCTCGCAGCACGGCGGGAGCGGCTTGTCTTTCTTGCGCTTGTTGCAATACCCGGTGTCGAGGTCGATGTCGAACACGATAAGCTTCGTGAGCCCGTCCGCGTCGCAGGTGTAGTGACCGAAGGTCTGCTCCTTGGTTACATGGGCAACGAGGTCGCCCATCTTCCAGGGCTCGCGCACCGGACGGTATCCACCGTCGGCAACCTGTACGGCCTTGACGTCCTTGCGTTGGATGAATCGCTTTGCGAGTAACTTGGCGAGCGTGGCATCTCTTGCGTCTACCTCAGGCAAGGTATCACTCCTTTCCACAGGTGTCCCGGTGTGTCCGGGGCACGGTGTGTACCGTACCACATCATGCTAACAATTGTCAAACACACACCTGAGCTGCGTGTTTGCCGGGTGCACCCCCGCGCGCAGGGCTAGATGGTACTATCGGTCCATGCCGAAACTGCACCAAGGAAGACGCTATGACCTCTGGTGGCAGAACCCCTTCAAGTATTACGAACACTTGAAGGACTCGGGGGAAAGCCAGGTACTCTTCGACCACTCGCTGTTGGAGAAGTACAAAGTTAACCCGAGAGAGTTCATGCTCCAGCATTTCCGAGGCATGTCGTGGAGGTGCTACGTCATGAATAAGGACTGTGTTGTACTCTTCGATCACACCTGCGGACCCAGGGAATCGCTCGGTTCATGGCCCATCTGGGATTACGAGAAGCACGATCTCGCTGAACTCAAGGACCTCCTTGAGACGCCGTGGAAGGATCGACCGATCTCCGAGCACGCTGATTGGTATGAGGTACCCAGCCCTCATCAGCCGCATCGGGTGTTCCTCAAGAACGCAGTGACCGGACTGTACGATCCCATCTGGCGCAAGCGCCGACTCAGGCTCACGAAGATTCAGCGGCTCTATCCCGAGTGCGAGATGTTCCTCAAGCCCAAGGGCTTTGCGGTGGGTCTGATGTTCGGCTCGGGATTCACAGCCTGCTCTGTCGATCCCTACGAGATGCGCTGGCTGGAGAAGGGGAAGATCATTCTTCCCAATGGCCGAAAGGTTCATCTCGAGAACGTTGACAAGTTCGCAAGGGAGATCGAGCACTTCGGCTTTGATCCTTACGATGTGCGTTACGATCAGGACGTGGGATTGCTTTACTGCATCGCGTCGATCCGCTACGCTGCCCACCATTGGGACGATCCGACTGGCCCCTTCTATAACCAGAAGGGTGTGCACATGAGGGCTCCCGACTTCAACAACCCTGACATGTACGCGCCGATGCCTTCGTACGAGAAGGTGTCGATCAAGCTCGACAAGATCAAGCCGACCGATAAGGTGCTATGCGACTCGTGTTCGCTGTGGCGCCTGTGTCCCGCCTATCGCACCGAGGAGGTGTGTGGATTGCCCAGCTCAGAGACACGCAAGCTCGCCGACATGGCGCTGTCGCGTAACGCCGACGACGTTGTGGAGATGCTCGCGTCTGTGGTCAGCAAGCAGGCCGAGCGGGTGGAGCGCAAGATCGACGACGAGAAGTTCCTTGAGAGTGGCTACGACAAGGATGTTGACAAGATGCTCAACAACCTGTTCAAGAACGGCGCAACTCTCGCCAAGCTGCGGAACCCGAACCTCGGTCGGCCGCTCGTGCAGATCAACGCGAACGTCAACCCTCAGGCGCAGGCGATCGAGCAGGCTGACCCGCGGGCGCTCGCGATGGGCGTGATTCGAGAGCTTGAAGAGAGCGGTGTCCCCCGCGAGGACATCACCGAAGAGATGATCGAGAAGCATCTCCAGGCCAACTACGCACCAAAGCAACTCGAGGGCGAGGTCGTGGATGCCGAGGTGACCGATGGCTGATCCAGTCTTCGAAGAAATCATGTGGCTGAAGGACAACCCCGAGTTCCGCCTTCGGCCAGCCAACATCCGTGAGTTTTGCGGGCCTGGCTATCTCAAGGAGCGCAACGTGCGCCCCGGTATCATGGACGCTCTGCTTGAGACATTCGGAGAGGAGGTGAACTCTTATGCGATTAGCAATAAGCGCCGGGCTCTGCTTACTGGCGCTATTGGCATTGGCAAGTCTACTTATGCTGCCATTGCCCTGAGCTACATGGTGCACTGGATCAAGTGCCTGAACAATCCCAAGGAGTTCTACAACCTCTCGGAAGACTCTGTCATCGGCTTTATGATGATGAGTACGAACGAGAAGCTGGCGCAAGAGGTCATCTTCCAGAAGGTAAAGAAGCGTATCCAGAACTCTGCGTGGTTTGATCGGTACTCCCCGCTCGCCGAAGAGAACAAGCAGATGCAGAAGCAGATGCGGTTCGAGGGTGACATCTGGATCGTGCCAGGCTCTTCACTCGAGACGGCGTTCGAGGGTTACGATATTCTCGGCGGGATCGTGGACGAGGGTGACTCGCATAAGGTCACCGACCAGAAGGACTACGCCGAGGCTGGTTACAACACCATCGAGTCTCGTATCGAATCTCGGTTCACTGACTTCCATACCGGACAGCATCGCGGTCTCATCATTTGCATTGGCCAGGCCAAGCGCAAGGGCGGATTCATGCTCCGCCACTACGACGACTTCACCAAGGACCCCGACTCGGTCGCGGTCCGCATGACCATCTGGGAATCCTTCGGATGGCACAACTACACCAAGGACAAGAAAGACATCGAGCGCGGGAAGGAGACCGCTGAGCGCGACAGCTTCTACTACGACATCCAGAAGCGTGAGATGTACTCCAAGGAAGCGGCGCAGCTCATTATGAACAAGAACCTCATTGAGGTTCCAACTCAGTACAGAAAGAGCTTCGAACGTGATCCGGTTAAAGCGCTCCGAGACCTTGCGGGAATACCTCCAGAGGTCGACGACCCATTCATCTCCCGCCCCGACTTCATTCTCGAGAACCAGAATCTCTGGCACGAGCGCTACCCGGACTACACTACGCCTGTGGATACCGAGTCTCGACTCGATCGCATCGTTCTTCCTGATTGGTTTCTGCCTGGCAACCTGGGCGGTCCTTACCGTCGGGTCATTCATATTGACACGGCTTACTCTCCAGACGGTGATGCACTGGGGCTTGCGATGGCTCACGTCCCTGAGAAAGTCAACCAGTACGGAGAAGAACGACCCGTCATAGTCTTCGATCTTCTGCTGCGGATCAAGGCCACGCCGTCGGTGGAGATCAACTTCGGAGAGATTCGCAAGTTCATCTACATGCTGCGTGACGACCTCGGGTTCGAGATCGACATGGTGACCATCGACGGGTTCAACTCTTTTGACTTCATCCAGCAGCTGCGCAAGAACAAGATCAAGTCGGACTACCTCTCGGTCGACAAGACCAAGGCTCCATACGAGGACGTGCGCGAAGTCATCAACGACAAGCGGTGCGAGATGCCGATGTACATGGTGCACTACAAGCTCGGCGACACCGAGGTCGTGAATATCGCATACAAGGAGCTGTCCGAGATTCAGGACACCGGCAAGAAGATTGACCACCCGAAGGACGGCAGTAAGGATATTGCTGACGCCATCACCGGGTGCGTGCACAACCTGGTGTCCAACACGAAGTACATACGCGAGGCGCGAACGGTTGAGCGCGCCGGAAGCAACCCCCAGAAGATCGTCGTGTCTGACGGTAGCGATTTCTTCAGCGAGGCACCTGACGCCATGAAGGCCTCGATGGATGCGAACTCTCCGATCTCGTTCGAGGAGTTCACCAAGAATCAGAACGGCCTCCTGGCCGGAGGGGTGAGTCTTGATATACTCATGAACGGCAACGGTCCGCCTGGATTTGAAGATCGCATGTGGTGACGACAACCCCGTGGCTAGCGTAATGCTGGACACGGGGTTGTTTCCTACTGTAGTGTCCCCGGCTAACTTCCATGCAGCGCTTCGCATCAGTGCGATCCCCTGCCGACAGGAGACAAGATGAGTTCAGGATTGCTTGGCCCCAACGGCCAGCCCATTGGTCAGTACATGGAGTTCGCGGGGCGACCCAAGAACCCCAAGCCGGTCGTCGGTGACGCCTACTCCGACTGGGGTGGACTGAGCAAGGACTTCATGCATCTCCCTGGCGGCGGTGTGATCGGCTTCGATACTTCCAAGCTCGGCATCCGAGACTTCCGGCGTATGCGCGAGCATTACCAGATCGGATCGAGTCTCCACGTTCTTACCTTCATGCTGCATCAGCTTGACTGGCGCGTGGAGTGCGACGACCAGAAGGTTGCCGACTGGTGCACGGTCAACCTCGAGATGGTGTGGACTCGACTGATCCGCGCCATGTCTACCGCGTTCGCGTTTGGCTTCAGTGCCAACGCTGTTGAGTGGGAGAACGACACCAACGAGGGCAAGCTTCGGCTGAACAAGATCAAGGACCTGGTTCCCGAGGAGTGCGAGGTTGCTTGGAAGTATGTGGACTCCGCACTCAAGCCTGAGGGTCACGTCGCCGCTCCGAAGGTTCCGATCTTCGATGGCATCTCGAAGCGGGGCACCTCATACAAGATCGAGGTCACGAACAGTCTGTGGTATCCGCTGCTTATGGAGAATGGAAACTACAAGGGGCGTCAGCTACTGCGTACTGCGTTTCAGCCGTGGTTCTTCAGCACTCTCATTCATCTGTACCAGAACAAGTACTTCGAGCGATTCGGTGAGCCGGTCCCTATCGGACGTGCGCCTTACAATGACAAGGTCACGAAGAATGGTAAGACCATCTACGGCTACGACCTCATGGCTACCATCCTCGGAAACATCCGCTCCCGCAGCGCCGTCGTCCTTCCGAACAGCCGCAGCAAAGAAGGAATGAACGATCAGCCTGAGTACGACTACCAGGTTGAATACCTCGAGTCGCAGATGCGTGGCGCGGACTTCGAGCGCTACCTCACCCGCCTCGACGAGGAGATGTCCCTTGCACTCTTTACGCCCCTACTGCTGCTGCGGACAGCTGATGCAGGTGGATTTAACCAGGGGATTGCTCACACTCAGATGTACCTGTGGATGCTCAACGCTGTGGCGGGTGACATGGCAGAGTATATCGACAAGTACGTTCTGCGGTACATGGCAATCTACAACTTCGGACCGAGGGCCAAGCTCCCACGAATCCGCTTTCGGAAGCTAGGCACGGCGCAGCAGGAGACCTTGCGCGCCATCGTGCAGGCACTGATCAGCAAGGGTACCGTCAAGCCCGACGTGACCGAGCTCGGTCAGCACATCGGCCTCACCCTTGAGGAAGTCGAAGAGGTCACCGAGCCGGTCGAGGACCCAGAGTTCCCGAACAACGACGACGAGCCTGACGACAACGGCAACAAGGATGGGCGAGTCGGGCGGCCTGAGCGGCTGAAGGATCAGGACGGCATCAAGCCAGGGTCGACCACCAAGCAGATCAGCGCTCGTATCGCGGAGCAGATCAAGCGCGCATACAAGAAGAACGATTTGCTCGATTGGCAACCGGCCCCCGGATTCGCCCGCCAATTGACCGGCGAACTACAAGCAATGGGGCATATGGACGCCCGGCGGGCCGCGTCGGTGTTCAACGACACCGTGATCGGTACGCTCGCCGAAACAGCAAAGCTCGACTGGGATTCCGCGGATGATTTCGTAGCTTACGCGGAAGGAATCATCAAGGCCGAAGGAGAGAAGCTCTATGCCTCTGCCTGACATCACACTCGATCCAACCGAGTATGGACGGGTCACATTCACTGGACTCATCTCCATACTCGACTCTATCTCCGACCCCGACGACATACCAGACAAGGCTGGCGTAACCGGCGTCATCATCTTCAAGCCGAGTGTCGGAGCACTGAAGTTCCTCGGTGCAAGTCCAATGTTCACGCTGATGCTCTCGAGTCGTGAGGTCAACCTAGTCAACGCACAGGTGGACGAGCAGGGGCGCAAGTACATCAAGCTCGAAGCGAGCTCGGCCCACGCCACGCCAGAGTCCTTCACCTGGACGGCGGTCTTCAGTCTGTCCTACAACGGCGTGATGCTGAACCTGCCAGACTGCAAGTTCGCTTTGATGCCCGGCCAGGAGCTCGACCTGTCTACAGTAATCGACGCAAGTGAGGCAACTTACTACACGCCGATCCAGCTCTCGGCAGCGGTTGCGGCGCGGGAGGGCGCAGAGGCTGCGCGGGATGAGGCGGTCGAGGCGCGGGATGAGGCGGTCGAAACTGTGTCGGGCATCCCAACTGAAGTTTTGACAATACCGGTCGCCGACGCCACGTATGCCACGACCGCGCAAGGTAGTAAGGCGGACACTGCCGTGCAACCTGCCGCGCTCACCAGCGCGGTCGCCCAGCGCGCTCCGGCTCTCACGCTGCCACTGAAACGCCGCGCATTCCACGGCGCCTACTTCAACGCCGCACGAGGCCGTGCCATCCGTGTCGCGGTCATTGGATCGTCAACATCTGAAGGGGCGGGCACCTCGAACTTGCAGGACCGCTACATTGACCAGTTGGGTATGCGGTTACAGCGCGGCATGATGCTCAACTCGCCGACGTCGTTGTATCAGCCGCGGTTCCTCCCGACGTGGTGGGCGACCTCCACGTTCACCAATCCGGTGCTGGCGGGGTCGACGCGCACGTTCCCCACTGATCCCACCTATACGACGTGGTACGGCCCCGGTGGGCGTGACTGCCGTATCGACTCCGGCGCAACACCCGGGTCGATCACCTGGACGTTGCAGAACGCACGCCGGGTGCGGGTGTGGCATGTGAAGTCCGCCTCCGGTGGGGTCATCCAGTACACGATCGACGGCACGGTCACCGCCGCCCTGCCGACATGGAACGCGGCAAGCCTCACCGTCGGACACCGCACCGACTGGATCGACCTGGGCACTCTCGGGTTTCACACCTTCAAGCTCAGCGCGGACGCCTCCAACGGAGCCACCGTGTGCGGACTGGAAGTGTCGACGGTCGGCTCCGACGCCGAAGAGGCCAACCAGGTACATGTCTACGACTTCGCCCGATCTGGCTCCGACATCATCACGTCCTCCTACATCAACTCGGCGTGGCGGGACTACCAGCTGGAGTGGCTGAAGACGGTGCAGCCCGACTTGATCATTCTCGGCTTCGGCTCGAATGCGTACGCCTCGAAGGCTGCGACGCCAGCGTTGATCGAGTCGAATATGCGGGCGTTCATCGCCGACGCGCATACGAAGATGGGGTCGTACCCGTCGTGGCTGCTGGTGGGCCAGCAGGCGCGGGAGGAGCCGGCGTCGCCGCTCGCGCCGTGGGCCGACTATGTCGCCCGCATGAAGGCCATCGCCGATGACACGTCCGGGGTGTCGTTCCTGGACTGGTCGACGCGAGTGCCGTCGTACGCGGCGGACTCCACCTGGTATGCCGACGCCGCACACCTCAATCGGATCGGTCATGCGATGGGTGCGGCGATGACAGCGCAGGAACTCATCGGCGCGCTCTGATCACCCGCCCATAACCCCGGATATACCGCGCGCGGTTTGTTATTGACTCATAATAGAAAGATTGGTGCTATGAAACCAGAGTCGAGACACCCACTGAGGTGTACGTGCAGGACGCAGCCGCTGCTGGCTTACTACGGCAGGAACAACAGAGGTCGGGCGTTTGTCCACGTAGCTTCATTCAAGAACAAGCGTCCGATCTCGCAGGTCTACACCACTGCACCCATATCAATCTGGTGCCCGTCGTGTGGGAAGTGGTGGAACATCTTCGTCAAGAATGAGAAGCTCACTGCGGAAGAGCGACAGAGTGCTCCGCCGGTACCCGAGCAAAAATCCAAATCGCGGGTATTGCTGGACAACCCGCCCGATGACCAGTAAGGTTCGGTGACATTATGACAACCGCCACGCTATCGCCCGCGCAGAGGCGGAACTGCGTCTTCGTTCGCAACCTCGGTGCGCCGGTCAAGACCTACGAAAAGCAGGTCGATGACAAGTCGGGCAACGGAGGCACGGTCGAGGCACTCATCGTGGAGGGCAAGCCGATCTTCCGGAGCGGCACGTTCTCCGACAGCATGGGCATCGAGCATACGTGGGAAACGCTGCACATGCAGCAGATGGTGGACCACGCAACGCTTCTGTCCAGCCGTGGAATCTTCGAAGATGTCCCGGTGCGCAAGGGTCATCCCGACTGGGGCGGTCTGTTCAGCGATCCGGTTCGGAACGCTATGGACGAGCTCATCGGGTACATGGGCAACTTCCGTACCGAGGAACGGGTCAATCCGGCAGACGGACAGACCTACACATACTTGCTCGCCGACCTCGAGATTCTCGAAGAGACCGCGATCAAGAACATCAAGTCCGGTCTCTGGCGGAACGTTTCCGCCGAGATCAGCACATACGTCACCAACGGCAATGCCGAGTACTGGCCAGTGATGTACGGGGTGGCCTACGTAGACATCCCGGCTGTCGAGGGTCTCAAGGCTCAGCATTCGAAGGCGGCGAACCAATTCAGCATCATCTTGGAGGAAGACATGGGATCGACGCCCAGCAACCCGAACCCCCCGGTTCCGGCTGAGCAGAACACCACCGGCGAGCAGAACAACCAGGGTGGCAGCAACCACAGCGCCCCGGCTCCGACGCCGACCCCCGCCTTCGCGTTCAGCATCGGCGGCAAGCAGACCACCGACTTCGCTGCGGTGCAGGCTCACATCAACGGCATCGAGACCGAGAACGCTTCGCTGAAGCAGTTCAAGCAGGAATCGGTCGAGGCGGGTCGCGCGGCGTTCGTCAAGTCGCTCGTCGAGACCAACCGTGTTCCGGCCACCGAGGAGCAGAAGTTCCTCGACTACGCCAAGAAGCAGACCGACGAGAGCTTCGCCGAGTGGAAGTCCATGATGGAAGCGATTCCGGTCATGGGCATCGCCACCCCTCAGGGCGCCGGGTTCTCGCAGAGCCACGATCAGACCCAGCAGACCGACGCCAAGGCGGAGCGCATCGACGTGCTCAAGTCCATCGTCTCGGCTCATCAGATGGGCAACCGGATGACCACCGCCCAGATCATGGAGCAGGACTCGTACAAGGAGCTCCTGCGACTCGAGCCGACCTTCACCCTCTAGGTTCGCGGCCACCCTCAAGAAGAAGGAAGAAACACAATGGCTGATTTCGTCAAGGGCCGCGAAGAGTACGCGGTCCACGGCAAGCGCCAGATCCTCCGGCACGCACACCCCGGCGCGTACACGGTGGTCTCCAAGACCATCTCGCACGAGGCCTTCCCGGTGGCCGAGGATGCAGACGGCAATCCCGACTACGTGCTGCAGGAGGGCGAGGTCATGGTCACCCTGACCTCCGGCCCGCACGCAGGCAAGTGCGTCCCGTTCCAGGAGTTCCAGGCAGACGGCACGACCGCCTTCACTGACGGTCGCTCGACCCTCGCCAACCTGGTCGGCGTCTGCAAGGACTACTTCGGCTGGGAGCTCTCCGAGCGCGATGTCGAAGCGGGCATCCTCGATCGGGGTCACCTGGTGCAGAACTGGTGCACCGTTCGTGATCCAGACGGGAACCGGGTCACGATGACCAACGCGGTAGCCGACGCGCTCCGTAGCAAGAAGAACCTCGACATCCTCTTCTCGTAAGGAGACGAACAAGTGACCGCATCACTGGGCATGTTCAACAAGCCCCAGCCCACTGCCCACGGCGCGCAGCCGCTGGACAAGCTCATCCGCAAGGAGGTGGCGCTCGGCGTCATCAAGGAGATCGTCAAGCCCGAGGACCACCTCGGCCTGACCCTCTTTCCCTTCAAGGACGTGCCGACCGATGACTACATCTTCTCGTACGTCAAGGGTCTGACCACCGGCCTGGCCCCCGCCATCGCCGAGTCGGCCGAGTCGGAACTGGCCCAGAAGGACAGCGGCCTGGCCAACCAGGGTCGCGCGTCGATCATCGACTGGCGACTCAAGGACCACTACGACGCCGCCGACGTGCAGCGTTTCCTGGACCTGCAGCTGCTCGCCGAGGCGAACCAGTTCGGCCCCTACGGTCTGCCCAACACCCTGCTGGGTGACATCAACCAGCTGCCGCAGCGGATGCAGCGCGACACCGAAGAGCGTCGCCGCCGCCTCGACAACCGAGCCGAATGGCTCATCATGCAGTCGCTGTCCAACGGCGGCATCGCTTACAACGACGGGAACATCAAGTTCTCCGTCGACTGGAAGCGTCCGGTCGATCAGCAGGCACAGACGCCGGCCTCGGGCACCTACGCCAGCACCACTCACGATCCCATCGGGGACATCAACAAGATCAAGCGACTGATCTACAATCGCTACGGCGTGCTGATCACTCGCGCGATCTGCTCGAACAAGTTCCTGTTGAGCCTCATCAACTCGGACAAGTTCATCCTGCGTGCGGGTCTCGGCACCGCGTCCAACTCGGGCATCACCCAGTCGGACGTGCCGTACCTGATCAACGGCTGGGGTCCGCAGGTCGCCATCGACATCGTCGAGCAGCAGACCGGCATCAAGTTCATCGAGTACGATTCGGGCTACCGCAGCAAGCCGGACTTCGCTCAGGGGCCGGTCACCTTCAATCGGTACCTGCCCGAGAACCGGGTGATCTTCCTGCCGGACGACAACGCGATGGCCGAGTACGACTCCTCGGACATCGGCCTCGGCAAGATGCTGACCAGCCCGCACAGCATGGGCAACGGGTCCGCAGGGTTCTACATGTGGGAGCAGGACACCACGGACCCCTGGGGCAAGAACGTGGGCACCGGGATCAAGATGTTCCCGCTATTTCCTCACATGGAATTGACTTACACGATGGATGTCACGCTCCCGGCCGACCTCTGATTCAGGTTGTGCGGTGTTTCCATTTATGTTACTATCAATAAATGGAAACACCGCAACCGCCACAGGTACCAGAGGCCTTTAGAGTTCCACCAAAGTCAATTCCGGCTTTGGTACAAAAGAATACAGTAAGTCAGAATGGTCATCGAGTGGGTCGTCGGCCAGTAATGTTTGACGACGACGGACTGAAGCCGTGTAGTTCTTGTAAGGAACGACTCCCCAGGGAGTCGTTCGACAGAAATAGGCGCATGGCGAGCGGTTATGCTTCGCAATGCAAAACCTGCTTCAGAAACAAGGGTTACACAGACGAGGCGTCACGCTCGGAGTACAGGTTCCAAAGAAAATACGGAATCAGTATGCAAGAGTATGATCGAATGTTTGATGACCAGTGCGGGAGATGCAAGCTGTGTGGACAGTCTCCCGAGGGGTCGAGGTATAGCAAGTTATATATCGACCACAATCACCAGACCGGCAAGGTTCGCGGACTTCTTTGTATCGAATGTAATTTCGGTCTAGGCAAGTTCAAGGACAATGCAGAATTGCTGGACAGAGCGAGTGATTACGTTCGCCAAGATGGGGACGTGACCCTCCCCGCCGATCTCTGATCGGGAAAGGAGTAAAACGACATGGCCTCCAAGAGTACCGTCGTCGTGAAGAAGAAGGGCGCCCGAGGTGGCGTCAACCCCGGAACCGCAGGCACCGGCGCAGGGCTCCTGCCCTACGGTGCACAGACGGGGGGACAGTCCAGCGCCGATCCGGTCAAGTCGGTGAAGGCGACGCAGGACAAGAACCGTCGGGCCATCGGCTACGGCGAGCGCTGATCGAGGAGCCCCGTCCGAGTTTTCTTCCCCTTAACTCGGACGGGGCGACTCCGTCTCAACAAGGAGCATCATGGCAGAGAACAACCAGGTTGTCGAGGACGCGAAGGCCGAAGACAACCTCCCGATCGGTCGCCCCGACTCGCCCAACGCCGAGGAGCCCGCCAACGAGGTGGACGCAATTCTCTACTCGGACGAGGAGCGCGAGGACTACCAGCGCTTCGGCGCGACCCCGCCGCCCGAGCATCCGAACTTCGGGGCCACGTACTTCGATAACAAGTCGGAGGACAAGGACTCGGACAAGGAAGAGACCAAGAAAGAGGAACCGAAGCAGGCAACCCCGCCGACCCCGGCTGCACCGCCCGCTCCGTCCGCGCCGAAGAACTGAGTGACAGATGCCGAACCGCCCCGTGTACTGCACAACCGCTTCGATCCAGACGCATGTGCAGAACATCAAGCTCCCCTCGGGTGCAACCTGGGAGAGCTTGGCTGAGACTGCCTCTAACGAGGTGGACTCTCGGTTGGGGCTTCGGTATGTCACCCCCTTCCAGGTCTCACCCAACGATCCATCTCAGCGCGCCACTGCATACTGGCTGCAGAATGTTACCAGCATGATCGCGGCGGCGCGTCTGATGCTTTCCATTTCAGCGCCCGGTTCGCAGGACAACGCCAACAGCTACGGTCAGTACCTACTGCAGAATGCAGGCAGGTTGATCGACGACGTAGTCTCGGCCAAGGTTGACCTCACAGGCGTACCGGAGGTCGCGGCGAATGACTCGGTCATTCAGGGTCCGACCATCCTCAACGAAGATGCTTTCTCTCAGGTCGACGTGTTCTATGACAACTTCGCGCCCGAGGGAATCATGCCCGGCTTGAAGCCCCGCGAGAAGGGAACGCCGTGGCCGAGGTAGTTCTCGAGACGATTGTCGACGTCAGTCGTCCCACACTCCGAATCAAGGCGTACCAGGATAAGGTAGAGGGCGCATCCCTTGCAGCATTCATGCAGGGATTCGCTGCCCCACTTCTTCAGGAACGAGCACACGATCGCTTCGAGGGGGAGGGTGACGACGCTTCCGGCAAGTGGAAGCCGCTCCAGCCCTCGACCATTGCCCGACGCGAGAAGGCCGGACACGTCCCCATCAAGATCAACGACAGGACCGGCGCAATGCGGGCCTGGGTGGAGAGTGCGCAGGGCCGGATCACCGCGGTCAAGTACGCGGCAGTACTTGAATGGCCAGGCACTCCATCCAATCGGACGGTCGGCAAGAAGCTCAAGGTTGCACAGATGGGCCTGCCTACTCCGTACACGCCTCCTCGCCCTGTCGTCGCGGTCGATGGTGAAGACCTGTTGACGATACTTGTTGCGATGGAGAATTGGATGGGAGCGGTTCCGTGATCGAGAGTCCCGGCGATACCTTCTTCCCATACAACGCTATCGCCGTTCTCGAGAACGGAACGCGGAGCTTCATCGACCCGGCGCTGAACTTCGAGCGCCGCAGACTTCTGATCACGGACCCCAACGACACTGTGGGCATCGTGCCCATCAGTTGGAATCCGATGGCAGGGGAGATCGGGAGGGTTGAATCTTCGATCCAGCTCTACACGATCTATCTTCAGACGTTGATCGTCGATCCCGACGAGGCGCGAGGACTGCAAACGCACTCCTACTTCGCCAAGCGCATGAGGGAAATGCTTGTGCGAAACACGGTCCTTCGTGTAGCGTTGGGGAAACTCGAGACGGTTGACCCGGCGGGCGTGAAAGAAAAGACCTCGAACGTCGTCGTTGGCGAGCAGGTCTTCCACAATCAGGAAACCGACGGTAACTGGCGGTACCTGAGTACGCTTGAGCTTCGGCTCGAAACCCAGATCAGTAACTAGTAAGGGAGTTGTAATGGCTGAAGCGCCAACCCCCGAAGAGCTCGCGGCCAAGCGCCAGGAGCTCCAGGACCTGCGGAAGTCGAATGCCGACACGCAGGCCAATCGGGATCAGAAGGCCGCCGAGGAGCGTCGCATTCGCGAGGCCGAGGCGATCCAGGCGGAGATCAACTACGAGCTCCAGGCCCAGGCGATCCTCGAAGGCAAGCCCCTGCCGGACTTCAACCCGGAGGCAACGAACGAGCCGCCGGACAACTCGAACGTCCCGGCCACCAACGAACAGTCGTCCCCTCCCAACGAGGACCCCGCCCCGCAGAAGCCGCAGGCTCCGCAGGTCAACCTCGGCGGGGACGACGAAGACAACAAGGAAGGGGCGTAAGTCATGGGCGTCAGTTCACAGCAGGGCGTCTTCGGCCTGAAGACCCAGACCGCTCGCGGTGTCGCTGCCACCAACATCGGCACCACCGGCCTGGCCATGTACCGGACCGGCGGCTCGATGACTCCGAACCGGGAACTGATGATCCCCGACGCGGAGATCGGCGGCGGTCGAGATGTGCCCGACGCGCTGCTCGGACCCATCTCGTTCGGCGGCGACATCGAGTACTACACTCGATTCAACTCTATCGGCATCCTGTTGAAGGCAGCCCTTGGTGCCCCGGTCAGTGCAGCAGGCACTGCCACCGGCACCAACGTGCACACCTTCACTCCGACCGACGCGACCACGCTGCCGTTCCTGACGGTGTACGAGCGCATCGGTGCAGACCTCGAGCGCATCCTGTACACCGATGTCGTGGTGAACACGCTGCATCTCGAGTCGGATGCAGACGGGTACCTCACCGGCACCGCAGGTCTCATCGCCTGCCGCGGCCTGTTCGGCACTCCGGACGTGGACGTCTCGGACGTGCTCGACGAGACCACCATCACGGTCGGCACCAACATCCAGGTGCTCTACGACGGCGCGAACATCAAGCCGAAGTCGTTCAGCATCGACATCAACAACAACTTCGAGGACGACGACTTCCGTCTCGGTTCGTTCTACCTCGAAGACCTCACCCCGAAGCGCCGAGAGGTCAACGGGTCGCTCACCCTGCGGCACGAGACCAAGGACCTGATGCGTCAGGCCCTGCTCGGCTCGTCCTCGGCCACCCTGGCCGGTGGTCTCACCACCAAGAAGCCGATCGAGATTCAGATCGACACCTACGGTGAGATCGAGGGATCGGCTCCGGCCACCCCGTACTCGCTGAACCTCGAGTTCGGCAAGACGGTGTTCGAGCCCTTCGGCTTCGAGCCCTCGGGCGACGACATCCTTGAGTCGGATGTGACCTTCCAGGCCCTGCGCCCGGTCGCAACCGATCCGGTGATGACCGCGACCCTGACCAACGGACTCGCCGCCATCCCGTAAGCCCCCCAGCTACCTCCTGGGGAACCAACCTCCCGCATCAAGGCCGGCGAACCCCTTGGTGCGGGAGGTTGTCCATGACCTATAGCTCAATTGGCAGAGCATCCGACTGTTAATCGGATGGTTGTAGGTTCAAGTCCTACTAGGTCAGCGCAGTACAGATGTCAACTAAGACCAGTGAAAGGGTCACCATGACACACGCAGGAATCCCGACCGCCACGCAGGACACCAGCGACTTCGACAATCGTCCCGAGGTCGAGCGCGCCAACCAGGCGGCTGTCGCCGCCGGGGAGAAGATCGAAGAGAAGCAGTTCGTCGATTACTTCGCCGCGCCGCTCCCGGTTCGCTGGTACCTGCCCGACGGCGTCCAGTACTTCGAGTACCAGGAACTCCGCGAGGGCGGCAAGTCGGCTTACGAGAAGCTGACCAACAAGGACATCCGCGTTCAGCGGTCCACCGGCGACGCTCGCCTCTCGGTCGATCCCGCGATCCAGCGCCAGTCGCTGATCCGCCTGTCGGTCACCGACGTGCACCTCCTGCAGAAGGACTCGGGCGGCACGCCGCAGCCGATGCCCTTCAACAAGGACCGCCCCGGCAAGTTCTGGGAGAACCTGTTCACGTTCTTCCCCGCCGCCCTCATCGACAAACTCCACCAGGAGATCGTGAAGGCCAACGCCTGGCTGGCGGCTGACGACGACGTGGAAGCGCTGAAGGAAGAGCGCGACCGCCTCGACGAGCGGATCGAGCGCGCCGAAGAGGAGCAGGCAAAAAAGCTCTCCTCGTAGAGCAGGCCGCCGACTTCGTTAAAGGGAATCGGATAGCCAACCCTCATCCCGCCCTGCTCATCTACGGCAGGCTCGAGGCGATGAAGTGGTCGATACCCTACACGCCAGGTGGGCTTGAGGATCAGAGCGTGATGCTGCTGAGATGCTTCGATGTAATCAACCGCGTCAAGGCAGAGCACGAGAGACAAGAACAGAAGAGACGCGAACAGGAATCGAAGTCGAAACGGCCCAATCCAAAGGGCGGGTCTCGACCAACGGGCCGTCGCAGAAGGTAACAACGAGGGCGGTGCTTGCGGGCACCGCCCTCGTTGTGTATCATGGTCAGCACTCAACGGGCACACGAGGCCCATTCCAATGGACCTCGAAGTCTGGAGTAAGCGTTGAACACGACTGCGGCGAATATCCTCATCACCGCACAGGCCCGCCAGGCACAGGCCGTGCTGGCTCGCGCGCAGGCTGCGCTCAAGGGTCTGCAGTCGACGGCACAGGGTGCCAACGCTGCCCAGGCTACAGCTGCGAACGCTGCCGCACGGCAGATCGAAGCAGCAGAGGCACGCAAGGCTTCGGCGGCTGCCAAAGCATCTCTGGCAATTGAGCAGGCGAATCTTCGCCAGATCAAATCTGAACAAGCGGCGTCTGTAGCCGCGGCCAGATCGGCAGCCGCCACATCTCTCGCTCAAACAAAGGCGTCAACCGCGGCCCAAGTGGCCGCCGCAAAGCAGGAAGCTTCGGCGGCGAAGATGGCGGCGGCAATGGAACTCTCCGCCATGAAGCAGCAGGCCGCATTGGCTCAGCTGACTCTGGTTCAGATGCGTCAGCTTGCGCAGGCCGAAGCGGCATCGGCTCGACAGATCATTGCCGACAATCGCGCCACAATGTCGGCAGCGAAGTCCGCAGCACAGCAGGCCGCAGCTCGTGAATCGCTGACCATCGCAACACTCCGTGCGGTCGCACGCGAGGAAGCTGCATCGGCCCGCAAGATCGCAGCCGACGCACGCGCCGCACTGCAGGCACAGGTTCTCGCGAACGCCGAGACCGGCAATCAGAACCGTGTGGTCACCGCACGCCTGCGCGCTGCGGCACAAACCGCAGCGGCCAACGCAGCCAAGATCAACTCGGACAACGGCGCTGCCATTGCAGCAGAGGTTGCAGCCAACCGTGAGGCGCGGGCTGCTCGCGATGCTGCGCTCGCCGACATGGATCGTGCGATGAAGGCGCAGGCTGCCAATGCCCGCAAGTCTGCTTCGGACGCTCAAGCTGCGGTGAATGCGCAGGCGAGTGCGATGAAGGAAGCGTCGGCAATGTCGGTCGCTGACGCCGCTCGCATCCGAAGTGCCTCGGTGGCCGCAGCGGAGAACGCACGCAAGGTAGCATCAGACGCAGCCGTCGCTAACGCGGCGGCTATGGCTGCTGGTCGCGAGTCGGTAGCCAACGCGGCCGCTGCAGCATCTGCCACCGTGGGCGCACAGGAAAAGGTTGTCGCAGACGCACGGGCTAATGCGTCTCGCCTGCAAGCCTCCAGTGTTGCGGCAACCGAGTCTGCGAAGATTGCAGCATCCGAGGCGCGTGCCGCCGCCGCCGCCGAGCGCGCCGCTATTCAGATCACCGCCGCGAAGCAGAAAGAGATCGCGGCCAACAGCGCAGCCACCGGATCGAATGTCGCCTGGTCGGAGAGCATGACCCGGTCCGGTTCTCGTATGCAGTGGATCGGTCGCCAGCTGTCGCAGAACTTCACTGCCCCGATGCTGCTTGCCGCAGGCTTCGGTGTCAAGTTCGGGTTGGACATGGAGAAGTCCATGACCCGACTCGAGAAGGTTTACGCCGACCAGGCGCTGATCCGCAAGGCGGAAGCCCAGGGCATCAACCTTGTTGCCAATGAGGTTGAAGCCCTCGAACGTAACTTCGTTGCACTGTCGAACAAGTACGGCGTGCAGGCAGCTGAGGTTGCCAACGTCGCTGCCGAGTGGGCAGCGGCTGGTGCATCGGGCCAGGCGCTCGCGCATCAGACCGACCTCACAATGAAGACGATGGTCCTCGGCGAGATGGATGCCGAGGAGGCCACCAAGTCACTCATCGCGATCCAGTCGCAGTGGAACGCTGTCACCGAGACTTCGCTCGACCGGGCGGGTAAGCTGTCGCTTGGCACGTCCGGTTTGGCGAACGATCAGCTCAGCCTTACCACCATCCTCCGCCAGCTGAACGCAGTGGAGAACGAGACCGGCACCACGATGAACGACCTCGTTGTCGCGTTCTCGCGCGCATCGGGTGTCGCTCGTACTGCAGGTCTGGATACCGCGCACCTCGCTGCAGCTACTGCCGCCCTCGTGCCTGCAGCTGGTAGTGCGGCTGAAGCCGGTAACGCCCTCAAGACGATCATCAGCCGTACCCTCACGCCTACCCGTGAAGCTGCCCAGATCATGGAGCTCATGGGGATCAACACCGCGAGCGCCTCTTGGCAGAGTCAGAACGCGGGCGAACGCCTTGAGGAACTTGCCGCTCGATTCGGCACACTGACCGGCGCACAGAAGGCTCAGGTCTCGGCGTCGCTCGGTTCGCGGTATCAGGTCAACAAGCTCGAGGTTCTTTTCTCCTCGATAGCTAACACCTCGGGCTACTACCACAAGGCTTTGGGTAAGCTGGCCAACCAGGCCGACGTTGTGAAGATTGCCGAGGACGAGCTCAATACCGTCCTCGAGTCGCAGCCTCAGATGCTCAAGCAGGCTGGCGTCATCATTCAGAATAGTCTCATGAAGACTATGGTGCCGCTGATCCCGGTAATCATTCAGCTCACACAGTGGATCGGCAAGGCGTTCGATTCGTTCGCAAACCTGCCGACAGGTGTTCGCACCACGATCGTTGGACTTGGACTATTCCTCGCCACCGTCGGCCCCATTATCATCTTCCTGGGAATCTTCAAGCTGGCACTTGGTCAGCTGACCCCAGTGTTCCTGGCGCTCGGTCGAGCAATTCTGTTCCCGATCACCGGGCTATTCAAGTTCACGGCAGTTCTCCTCAAGCCGATCGCGAGCCTTGCCAAGCTGCGCGGCGCATTGCTGTTGACCTCGCGGGCGTTCATGCTGATCCCTGCGGTCGCAGTTCTCATACCTCGGATCATCAGCTTCGCCATGATGGCTACGCAGGCGACGGTCGTCGTCGGCATGGCAGGCGTCATGGCAGCCTGGCGCACCGCCTGGGCGGCGATGATTACCTTCCAGGTTGTCTCGGGTGTGGCTATGACCACTACCCAGCGACTGACGTTCACCGCAATGCTGGCTGCACAGAACCTGTGGAACGCCGCATCGCTCGCAATGCAGAAGGCCTGGACTGTAGTCTGGATCAGTATGCTGCGCGTTTGGGCAGCAGCTTCCATCATGGCGCAAGCCGCACACGCAGCGGCTTCAAGGCTCATCGTTGGCGTGTACCTCGCCAGCACACTCGCGATGAAGCGTACCTGGGCTACCGCATGGCTTGTCCTGCAGGCTGCATGGGCATCGGCGTCTGCGGTTATGCAGGCAGCGTGGGCACGCGCATCCCTGCTGCTCACCAAGACCTGGGCTGCCGCATCACTGCTACTTACCGCAGCGTTCTGGAAGCGCATGTGGGCGCTGTTCGCCGCTGGCAACAAGGGTCTCGTTGCGATCCTCGCATCAGGCGGCAAGGCGCTCCTAGCGATCTTTGCCTCGCCCTGGGCTATCGCCATCGGTGTGGTCGTTGCACTGATCGTCATGTTCCGCAAGCAGATTGCTCAGGCGTGGAACAACATCGTCAACTACTTCAGGAACCTTCCTGCACAGACGGCGTCGGCTCTGTCGCCGTTGACGAACATCTTCGTTCGGGCGCGCAACGCGGTTGTGGGGGCTTTCAATTCCCTGCCCGAGGGTGTCAAGAACGCACTGCTCAAGGTGGTTGCGGTTGTCCGCGCAGCCGCCATGAAGGTGTACGAACTGTTCAGCTACCTCAACCCGTTCGCGCGTCACTCGCCGTCGCTGGTGGAGAATGTCACGAATGGCATGGCGGTTGTCAATGAACAGTTCGCCAACGCTTCGCGCAATGCGCAGACTCACATCGGCAAGCTGCACAAGTCGATCCAGCAGCTGCAGGGATTGAGCGCGCCACTCACCCAGCAGAACGACAAGGCGAAGGACGACGAGTTCCGAGCCACCGTCACCAAGGCTGGCGCGGCAAGCTCGCTTCCTGCGTACGACGCACTCAACGCTGACGTCAAGGCCGCCAAGGCCTACATGGATCAGCTGAACAAGTCGATGGAAGCCCAGGAGCAGAAGCTCAAGGGCATCAAGGCTGGCGTCGAGGCGTACGACGCTGCCATCGAGCAGATGAACTCCTCGCTTGAGGTTACCAAGGCTATCCAGTCGGACGTGTCCGCGGCCCTGGACGGAGCCAAGGCTCGCTTCGATCGCTACGCTAACGCTCAGATCACCGGTACTCGCGCCGCCGAGGACGCACTGTTTGACAACGAGATGGCGCAGAAGCGACTGCAGCTGCAGATCGCCAAGATGGAAGAAGAGTCGGGCACTATCGACAGTGTCACCGATTCCTACTCCAAGCTCCAGGGCGAGATCGAATCCCTGACCGCGAAGCAGACGGAGCTTCGTCAGGCTGGTGCTGGCTCGGACGTGCTGGGCACGTACGACAAGATGATCGCCGATCTGAAGAGCCAGCAGTCCGGGCTCATGTCTGGTGGTGCCGACAGTCCCGCCGGAAAGATCGCAGCACTCAATACTTCGCTTCAGGCCCTGCAGAAGCAGGCCGAGATCATGGACCTCGAGAAGGCCCTGAAGTTCGATTCACTGAACCGCAAGATTGAGCAGTTCAGTAGCAACGTTGAAGAGATGCCGTACGGGCAGATCATGTCGGGGATGGATGCTTCCCGGACTTCGATCAACGCACTGCAGTACTCGTACGATCAGCTCGACATGGTGATGGCGGGCCAACAGGCTCGCATCGACGCCACCCAGGCCCAGCGCGACGCACTTCAAGCGACCTACGATTCGGAGTCCAAGCGACTCGAGACGGTTCGCGAGAAGTACGAGTCGGTCGAGGAAGCTGTTCGTAGCGGCGAGGACGCACTGGAACAGTTCTCCAGTGCGGCCGAAGAGTCGGTGCGCCGCCAGGAAGAAGCGGCACGCGCAGCCGAGCAGCTGGCGAAGAAGCGGAAGGGCAAGAAGGGCGGCGGCGCTGGCGACAGCGAGGAGCTCACGCCAGGCGCAATGAACTTCCTCGAAGGCGCAGCGGGCGACTTCGAGACGTTCGGCGGCAATGCCACTGTTGGTCGTGAGGGCGCAGGCCTGGATCAGTCTGCACAGATTGACGAGTTCACCAACAGCCTGACCGCCGATCTGGAGAAGAGTCTCGGCGGACTCAATCCGTTCAGTGGATTGAAGAACGCATGGAACCGGACCGTCAACTGGTTCAAGGGATTGGCGCCGGGGTTCGGTGACATCTTCAAGAATATCGGCAGCGGGGTCGGTAGCGCATTCTCGTCCGACAAGAATGAGAATGTCAAGCGCTTCGGTGACGCCATCTCGAAGGCGGTCGAGTCACTCAAGAATATCTGGGAGTGGATCAAAAAGGGTGGCGAGTTAATCGGGAAGCTCTTCGGTCCCGATCTTCAGTCGACCCTCCAGGGCATCGGTGACGGCTTCAAGACCGTCATGGATAAGATCAGTGGCCCCCTGTCCGAGTTCGGCAAGACTGTTATGCCGTTCCTGTCGACTGCGTTCACTCACCTCATGCCGGTGATAGCACTGTTCATTGGTGCACTTGAGGTTGTCTGGGAAGTTATCAACGGAGCTATCGGTCCGGTATTCAGCTGGCTCGGTGACATCATTGGCGCGGTCATCACCGTAATCACTGGAATAATGAAGGTCTTCATGGGACTCATGAAGGTCATCCAGGGTGTGGTCATGGTTGTGGTGAACATACTCAAGGGTATATTCACCTTTATTAAGGGACTGTTCTCCCTCAAGTTTGACTTGTCAGGGTTCGGCGGAATTGGTGAAGCTCTCAAGAAGATCTTCGGCGGGTTCGGAGACATGTTCGGCGGCATCGTCGACATCGTCAAGGGCATCTTCATCGCTATCTGGAGCACGATCAAGAACGCTGTCAAGCTGATCTGGAACGTGGTCTGGGGTCTCGTTAAGGGCATCATTGACTTCTTCGTGACGCTCTGGGATGTCCTCGTCGGGCACTCGATCGTGCCGGATACGATCAACGCGATCATTGACTGGTTCAAGGAACTGCCCGGCAAGTTGCCCGGACTGGTGTGGGGACTCATCACCAAGGTGATCGGGTTCTTCCTGAAGCTGCCAATTATGATTGGTCAGGCGCTCATCAAGCTCGGTGGGTTCCTGTTCAACGCTTTCACTGCAGCGATGGGGTGGCTGCTGCCGAAGCTGCCGGGGTTCATCTGGAACATCGTCAAGTTCTTCGCAACGCTGCCGTTCAAGATCATCAGCGCACTCGTCGGGTTCGGCGCGAAGCTCCTCGGCTGGCTCGGTCAGGCCATCGCCTGGCTGGTGCCCCAGCTCCCAGGCATCGTCTGGGACATCATCACCTTCTTCGCAACGCTCCCGTTCAAGATCATTGGAGCACTGCTCGGGTTCGGCGCAAAGCTGCTCGAGTGGGCTAAGAACGCATTCATCTGGCTCGCACAGAACTTGCCTGGTGTGATCGGCAACGTAATCAGCTTCTTCGCTGGCCTGCCAGGGAAGCTGATCGGAGCACTCCTTGGACTCGGATCGAAGCTGTTCGAGTGGGCGAAGAATGGGTTCATCTGGCTAGCTCAGAACCTGCCGAATGCCATCGGCGCAGTGCTTGACTTCGCCAAGGAGTTCCCCGGTCGAGTCATCCGAGGGTTTGGCAAGTGGGGTTCCTTCATCTGGGAGTGGATGAAGAAGGGCTGGGACTTCCTGGTCAACGAGATGCCAGGTATCGTCGCTGGATTCCTGAAGTGGATCGGCGGCATTCCCGGAATGCTGCTCGGCAAGCTGGGTGACGGCGCCAAGGTGCTGTACGACTACGGCAAGGACATGATCCAGGGCCTGATGAATGGCACCGCGGGTCTGCTCAAGAAGCTCGGCGACTGGTTCCTCGACAAGATTCCAGGCTGGATCAAGACGCCGTTCAAGAAGGCGCTCGGCATCGCATCGCCTTCGAAGGTCTTCGCTGGCTACGGCGTGAACATCGGCGAAGGTCTCGTCAAGGGCATTGGTAGCATGGAGGGCCAGGTCGAGCAAGCCTCGATCGCAATGGCTGCCGCAGCCGACAAGGGCGAAGTCGGAGGCATGGCTATCTCGGCCGTTGCTGACACTTCATCGGTGGGTGGCTCCGTGTCCGCGTTGGGTGATGCCGTTGCAGCATCCGGCCCGGTGGGGGTCGATACGGCGGCGGAGCCGACCGCCGACATCGCGCCGATGCTAGCCGCAGCCGAAGCAGCGTTCGACGCTTTCGATGCATCCATGCAGAAAAAGATGGCAGCCTTCACCGCAGCAGTGACAGTCATGTTCGCTGCAATGGTGACGGGTGTCTTGTCGTCCCTCGATAAGGTGACGGTCGGAAGCGGTACCTCGTTTGCCGCAATGCAGGCGACTGTTGTCGGCATTGTCACCGCGATGGTGACTGCGGTTCAGGCTCAGCTCGCCCTGTTGATCAGCTACGTGACACAGTTCGGCCTAGCGTTTACCTCAGCTTGGGCTGAAGCTTGGAACGCATGGAAGTCCGAGACCAGCCTCGGCGTCGATCACACTCTGTCCGAGTGGGAACGCATGGCGCAGGGTATGCGCGACATCTTCGACGGCGGCATCGCGCCGATCTTTGAAGACATGGCAAAGATGTACACCACCCTGGAGGGTGCAACTAAGACGACCGTCGATAACGTCGGTACGACTTGGGCTGACATCGAACCCAAGACAAAGCGCCCCGCCGGTATCGTCATTAACGAGGTCTACAACAACGGCCTGCGCGGAGCGTGGAACAAGTTCAACAGCTTCCTTGGTGTCGCAGAACTCCCGGCGTTCACCGTCGCATACGCAACAGGTGGTCCCGTCCACGGACCCGGCACCGAGACCTCGGACAGCATTTACGCGAAGCTGTCGCGCGGTGAGCACGTCATTACCGCCGCCGAGGTTCGAGGCGCGGGCGGACACCAGGCCATCATGGCGCAGCGTCAGGTGTGGGCCGGACGTAAGCGGATGCAGGGTGTGGATCAAAGTATGCCAGCATTCGCTCGCGGCGGTCCGGTCGACCCGAAGGCTCCGCCGTGGCCCGGTGAGTCGAATCTGAAGCCTGCGGCTATTCTGGCTCGACGCAACATCCACAAGTACTGGCCGATGATCGGCGAGATCGGCGGCTACCGCCCGAGTGACCCGTATCCAGACCATCCGTCGGGCCTTGCGCTCGACGTCATGGTCGGAGTCGGCAACCCGGTTGGCGACGAGGTCAACGACTGGCTCCACAGGAACATGGTTCCGCTGGCGCTGAACTACACCATCTGGAAGCAGTTTTACAAGCCAGCCGGTGGTGGCGGTAACCTCATGGGCGACCGAGGCGACCCGACGCAGAACCACATGGATCACGTGCACGCCTTGTTCAACAACAACGGCGTTCCCGGTATCACGACTGGTGGTATCGGTGGTTCGAGTGGTGGCGCTCCTATCGACTACAAGAAGATAGTCCAGGAGTCCTTTAAGGCGGACATGGACGAGGTTCGCAAGAACCTCCCGGCTATCCCCGGCGGCATCGGCCAGTGGCCGAAGATCAGCGCCGATGTAGCCGAGAAGATGGCGCTGAAGAAGCTCCTCCCGCTCGCGGAGAAGATGAGCATCTCCAGCGGGTCGGCTGCGTCCGCCTGGGCGGGAGCGCCTGACGCCTCCGTTGTGACTAAGGTCAAGGAGGCGATGAAGACTTATGGCTGGGACCAGGGCGCTGAATGGGAAGCACTCAACCAGCTGATCGGCCACGAGTCTTCGTGGAACCCGAACGCGCAGAACCCGAGTTCTACCGCGTACGGTCTGTTCCAGTTCCTCGATTCTACCTGGGCAAGCGTCGGCGGTTCCAAGACCAGCGACCCCTACCAGCAGGCAATCTACGGCGGACGCTACATTAAGAACCGCTACGGCTCGCCGTCTGCAGCGTGGGCATTCTGGCAGAACCCGCAGCCGAATCCTTATGGTGGCAACTGGTACGACAATGGTGGAGTTCTTCCGCCCGGGCTCACGCTGGCCAACAACCAGACTGGCGGACCTGAGGCTATCCTCACGGCGGCTCAGTGGAGCGCGATGTTCGACATCGCCTCGAAGCCGCCGCTGGATGAAGACACCATCCAGGGTGCGGTCGAGGCTGCCAACATCGCGACGGGCAACACTGACGACGCTACCACCGCAGCGATTATGAAGGGCATGGATGTCTGGTCCGCAGCATGGACGCCCGCGATGGTGGACTCTACCGATGCAGCCACGGCGGCGTCGGAAAAGGTTGCCGATGCTGCCGACAAGCAGAGCTCCAGCACGGTCCTACTGAGTAAGAGCCTGGGCAAGTACGATCAGCAGATCGCATCGCTGTCCAAGGTGCTCACGGCGTTCTCGAATAGCGCACAGCAGTCGGTCAAGGTTACGGTCAATGTGACCAACGGTACTGCCACCACTGCCAACACCTCGACTGTCGGCACGAACTCCAAGGGCGAGCAGACCATCACGGTCGAGCAGCCCACGTTCGAGCAGTGGGCACCTACCCTGAACGCATTGGCAGACTTCTTCGACACGCTGCCGTACGCGGAACGGGACTGGGCGGCGGACAACCCAGTCGCGGGTGAGACGGAACAGCAGCGCAAGATGCGTCTGGCGCAGAACAACCTTACCAACTTTGCAAAGGGCGGCTACAACGTCCTGCGCGATGTCGGCCCTGTGATGATGCGTCACACAGCAACCATCGGTACCGCAGTCGAGCGACTCGTCAAAGAAGATGGTCCGGCATGGAGTGCAGCGCTTGCAGCTATCGCGGCCAACAACCCAGCTGGTTACGCAGTCGCCGTGTTGCTGGTTCTCAAGGAAGTCGCAACGATGCTGCCTTTGATCCTCGCCGCGATCATGGACATTGTGCCCGCGTTGATCCGTGCTATAGTTAGGTTCCTCACCCAGTTCATGCCGGATTCAGTGTTCGCATACGCGGACATGGCCGCAGCTGAGGCCGCTGTCGTTGAACAGCAAGAGGGCGGGCAAGTCGCAATGGGTCAAGGCCAGCGCTACCCGACTGATGCGATGTCAACTTCGAGTGGCAATGAAAGTATCACACTGAACATGTACGGAGACTTGGTCATGCCGAATGTCAGCGATGGCAGCGATGCAAACGACTTCGTCGAGCAGCTCAAGCTGTTGGCGGCGGGCTCATGAGTCGCATTCTCCATCGGCCGAACCAGGCCGTAGACTACGGGACGGTCGAGACGAACGGCTCGGGCAATGTGCTCGGCGACAACAACAACGACACTCGGAAGCAGTATTACGAGGACTCGGGCAGCATCCTGCTGTACCCGACCTTCGATCCGACCACTATCCCTCCGGGGCGCGAGATCATCGCCGTGCGAGCAGGTCATCGCCAGGAGCAGGGTGGTTCGCTGATCGCACTGCATAACGGCTGGGTTATGGGATACTTGCGTATCTCCAACCAGCGGTTGCCCAACTCGAAGGCATACAAGCAGGACGGGTACAGCACGACAGCCCGCGCCGTCGAGGGTCCAGCGATCTACAACTCGGCGTTCAAGTCCTGGCTGGCGTCCGACATCAACAAGATGACAACCGATGTCGGCGCAGCCACCGGCGAGTTCGGTCCGAACAAGAAGAAGCTGTGGTGCATCGCCACCGAGGCATACATCGTTCTCGTTCTTGACGACGATGTCGCTGTTCCTACGATCAACTACCCTGCCAACAACTCGACCATCGCTACGAGCTCGGTAGACTTCAAGGGCAACGTCACGGTCACCCAGGAAGAGCAGCCCGTCGCTTGTGTGTTCCAGGTGAGTCGGTCGGCGAACTTCGATGACGACACCGTGGACACCTTTGTTGGTGGTCTCGTGCAGACGGCTGGGCAGACCAGCAACTACGACTCGATCGTCGGCAGGGATTCGTACTCGAACCTCGGTCCCGGCAAGTGGTATGTCCGAGTCAAGGGCAAGGACTACCGTGGTGTCGAGTCTGCGTGGGGTGCGACGACTTCGTTCACCATCACCCACGCTGCGCTTCCGGTTCCGGAGATGACCAACCCTGCAGGTGGAGCTACTCGCAACACGCCGTACGGGTACCGCGAGGCGAACATTCCTGTTACCCCCGCAGGCGAGCGCTACGTCGGCATCGAGTGGCAGTTCAGCCAGGCTTCGAACTTCTCGGGCACGATTGTCTCGTGGAAGAACAACAAGGTCGGTCGATACAACGCAGGTGTGATCGGATACACTGCCGACCCTGATCCCGAGGTGCAGCCTGGACAGAACGGCGACAAGGTCTCGACCGACGACCCTGATCAGTACTTGAAGCAGGGCACCTGGTACGCCCGTGCAAGATGTGTAGACGTGTGGGACCAGGTCGGCAACTGGTCTGCCGGTGTGACGTTCACCGTCTCCCACCCGCCTGTCGTCAATCAGCCCTGGCCCAGCGGTGGCGCAGGGTTCGACGATGACGCCTTCCCTGTGCGGTGGCAGTTCGGTGATGCATGGAAGGGCGACACGCAGAGCGCCTACCGAGTCATCATTCGCGACCCATCGAACACGACACTCATCCACGACACCGGCAAGATTGAGAGCCCCTTCAACAACGTGAAGGTGGTCATCCCCGACAACTGGAAAGAGCAGACGCTCAATATCTCGATCCAGGTGTGGGACCGAGATGGTGTAGCGAGTCCCATCTGGACCGGCACCTTCCGGCACTCGACGGCACCAGTCATCACGCTGCCATACCCAGCGCCCGACGAGGTAGTCATCACCGGCCAGCCCAACCTGACCTGGTCGGCAGTGTATGCTCCGGGGCAGTCACAGAAGTCTTACCACATCGCGTTCATCCGGCGCGACACTGGGGTTGTAGAGTGGAAGACGACAACGCATCAGTTGTCGACGAACAACTTCTGGAATGCACCTGCGGTTGTACTGAAGAACGTCTCGGCATACCAGCTGGCGCTGACGATTACTGACACGCAGGACTTGTACACCACCCTGCTGCGGAACTTCAGCACTGACTACGTGCGTCCGCCGATGATCTACTGCTCGGCCTACGTCAATAACTACGAGGAAGAAGGCTACGTTCAGATACTGTGGCCTGCTACTGAGGTAGCTCCACAGTTCGTAGAGTTCCGTTTGTACAGGCGAAACGTCGACATCCCTGGTTCGGACTGGGAACAGATCGGCACGGTGTCCGACCCTGAGGTCTGGGAGTTCCACGACTGGAGCAGCTCGGGGCATTACCGCTACCAGTACGCGATCACGCAGGTGGTCATGCTCTATGGCGCGCTCGTCGAATCTCTGCCCGATGAGTACGGCGAGGCGCTGCTGATTCAGTCCAGTCACTACTGGCTGATCTCCCCGCAAGACGAGTCACTCAACACCAAGCTGTATCACATCACCGATGACAAGTACGTGCGCAAGGTGGAGAAGAGTCGGCACACCATCATCGGCGGAGGCGAGCGGTTCAACTTCGGCAAGCCCATTGGCATTGAGGGTACACTGAGTGGGCAGATCAAGGGCGGCTCGCCGGTGACCGTGCGACAGGCGCGCGAGCGTATCGAGCGGCTGCAGCTGGAGATGGCGTACTGCTACCTGCGCGACCCCTTCGGCAATTACACCAAGATCGTCATTGACGACATCTCGATCGGGCGTATCGCGGGCGTCGGAACCTCCGAGTTCGTGGACATCGAGATTCCCTACATCGAGGTGAAGTGATGCCGCAGCCACCTCGTGAAGACATTCAGCGTGCGTTCGTAGAGCCTGCGGTTCAGGTCATACGACGCATTGAGATCTATGAGCAGGACGGCACGACACCCTGGAAGCAGGAGCTCTGGGATGACCTACTCATCGGCGGTTCTGTAAGCCTTGACTACAATCGTGACGAGCGCCGGGCACTTGAGTGCGAGCTCGACAACTCGTACGGTGACCTCGATCCTGAGCACGGCGGACTCTGGTACGACAAGCGATTCAAGCTGTACTACGGGATCGAGTTGAACCAGGACGACCGAGGTGTGCGCGCGGCGATTGTTGAGGAGTACCTCGCTCCCGGCCAGGCGGCGGCGTTGAAGCAGCACTTGTCCTCGCATGGGATTAGCGAGGTTCACTTCCTGCCTTCGGCTACCGACTACGAGCACGTCAAGGACTACGACGTACTCGTTGCCATATCCGCGACCAGCCTGCAGAAGCTCTCGTTTCTCAATCAGTGCTACAACAGGGGCAAGGGAATCGTTACCTTTGCTAATGACCAGACATCCGCGTCGATGCCCGCTATCATTGGCAATGCGGGTGCGTCAACGGTGCTCGCTGGTGTCCAGCTTAGCTATGCTCCGGTTACCGGGGCGTCCGACCTATCCGTGGGATGGGACGGTTGGAGTGAGGGATCTGGCTCCCAGGTTCTCATAAGTGAAGACTCGGAATCAAGGGCCGTTGGATCACGTATTGGCTTTAATAGCACTGACGCGATTACCATTACGGATCAGGAAGCTTACGCTGGGTCAAAGAGTATTAAGTTTACACCTACCGTTAACTGGACAAAGTTGTTTATCGAACACTTTACTGGTAACGCTAATGTTCCCGGCAGGGTGTATCGAATATCCTTTATGGCAAAAAAAGATGCAGGGTTTAACAATCCGACATCCATTCGTTTCGAGTACAGTAACACTGGTACTACACTAGATTACACTGGACCTGCTGGTAATATCAATATCACCAACGAGTGGAATCGTTATGAGCATACCATAGTGGGGCCAGAGGGTTACGCTTACGTGCGCGCCACGTTTGCTAATGGGGCGGGTGGCACCTTCACTGGAGCATCGGTATACTTGGATAACTTTACATTCGAGGACATCACCGATATTATTAAGTATCGCAAGATACTCGCACCAGCGGCGGGCGCGCAGGCGATAGCAACACTGAGTGACACAACCAACGGCGACTCGGTCGGCGCCGTTTCAAGAGTGGGGTCCGCAGGGCAACGCTGGGTACACACTGTCGGATCGGACTTCAAGGCCGACGCCCTGGGCGGCGAGTACGAAAGCTTTGGGCGCTACGTTTCACGCATCGTATCGTGGGCTTCTTCATACCAGGCCCTCGACTACTGGGAGATTCAGCTCGGCGAGTTCATGGCCGACTCTATCTCACTCGGAGGTTCCTATGCAACAGTCTCAATCTCAGGACGCGATCTTACTAAGTTGTGCCAGCAGTCGAAGTTCGTAACATCGACTACCTTCACCAAGAACACGCCGATCGAGAGTGTCGTCAAGACTGTCGCAACGAACGCGGGGATTTCCAAGTTCCGCCTGCCGATCACCGGCAAAGTCCTAGATAAGGATATGACTTGGGAGCGAGACACTGCTCGCTGGGATGTGATTCGCGATGTATCAAACTCGAACAGCTACGAGGTGTTCTTCGATAATGAAGGCTATCTTGTTATGCGTGAGTTCCGTGATCCACTCACCACTCCGGCCACTCTTGAGCTTAGCGTTGGTGTGGGAGGTAATCTCATATCTCGTGGTGGGAAGACCTCCGACGCAAATCTTTTCAATCACATTGTTGTTGTTGGCGAATCTTCTGATTCATCGACTCCGCCTGTCTACGCAGAGGCAATTAATACTGCAGCGACTTCGCCAACCAGTGTGCAAGAGATTGGCGACCGGGTCTCCATAATCACATCGAGCCTGGTCACCAGCGTAGCGAAAGCACAAGAGTACGCCAATGCACTCCTCGCCGTATCGGCGCTGGAAGAGTTCGAGCTCTCCTTCGAGTCGACCCTTCTTCCGTGGATTGAGGTCGGCGACATAGTTGAGATGAAGAACTCTGACGATCGTTACTGGGGACCAGACCGTTACTTGATGACGAGTCTGACGTTCCCGCTTGACCTGAATCCAATGTCAGGTGCAGGCAAGAGAACGGAAAAGGTGGAAGGCTAGTGGCTACAGGGTTTGGCAACTGGGGCAACAGCGTCAAGGCTCACAGCGTTCTGCGTGAGATTGCCAAGAAAGAAGTAGAGCGCCTACGCCCTTCATCCCGGCTGGCCGAGGTGACCTCGATCATCCCCGCCGAGAAGAAGGTGCTGGTCAGGTTCGTTGGCGAGTCCAACGTTGTGCCTGTGCCGTATACTTCTACTGCGCCTGCGAACGTGGGTCAGTGGGTTCGGATCGGTGGCACGACTCACGATCGCTATGTCGAAGATGTCATCGGCACTACGCTCACCGAGGCTCGGCTGGAGACGGCCGAGGGTCGGATCGGCTCGCTCATGGAGAGCGTTATCGGCGAGGGCTGGGAAGACGAAGACGACGGCGAGCCCGGTACGTTCACTGGTATCATCAGTCAGTACTTTGGCGGTATCGAGGAGAACGCGACCGAGGCCCTCGGCCTGGCCGGACAGGCAGACACTAAGGCGGGCCAGGCTCAGACGACAGCGGAGAACGCACAGACCACGGCCGAAGGTGCGCAGACCACTGCAGACAACGCGAACACTACCGCAGGCCAGGCGCAGCAGACTGCTAGTGATGCTAGCGCTGCTGTCGGTGGTGCAGTCACGGCAGCCGAGGACGCCGACGAGAAGGCAACCCTCGCGCAGCAGATAGCCCAGCACATCACCGACAATATCAATGCGCTCGGTGAAGGCGTTGCGGCTGGTACTGCAGGTGTCGCACAGGTCTTCGATACGATCGCTGGCATCTTCACGACAGCAAGCGAGGCGCAGCAGAAAGCGGTGGATGCACAGACCGCACTGCAGAATCTGATTAATCAGAACGAAGGCGCGGCAGCAGGCGGGCGGTCCGGGCAGGACAACTTCGACCGACCGAACTCGTCCACCCTTGGTACGGGCTGGATTTCCACTGCGTACGGAAATATTCGAGCGAGCATTGATTCTAAAGGTAGAGTTAACTTTCCGTTTGCCACTGACCCCAGCGGGGACGAGGGTGGTCTCATCTACCACCAGTGGGCTGGGGAGACTTCGGTTGGTGATTATTTCCAGAGCACTATTGTTTTCGGAACTTCGTTCAGCAACAACGGCAGTCCGCTGGCTTATGTGTTCAATCGCTGGGATGGACTGTTCGCCGCAGACAACGGCGTCAACACCAAGCCACTCAACTGCTGGGCAGTGCGTATTACACGCGCAGGTGGTCTCACTCTCTATCGAGTTGTCAATGGAGTCATGACATCGGTGGGCACGAGTGACGTAGCAGATATCAAATCAGGTGATGCCATCTCCCTTCGCTGCGGATCGCTCGCTGGTCCTGGCAACATCTCGGTCGTGGTCAACGGTCAGGTTGAGATTGCTTACACTGACCCCGGCACAGGGATGATCGGTGCGGACTACCGCAAGCATGGTTTCTTCGGTTTCGCCGAGAATCAGGGCCTCCTAGGCTGGCAGCAGCCTGCGAGTGTCGCGTCGTACAACTGGTCAGACATTCCCGGCGGAAGTATCGTGCTCGGCAAGGGGTTCCGCTTCGCCAGAACTACGGTTGCCAACCTTACTCAGGTGGCAAATGCGCAGGTGCCGACGACCACATTCCAGACTGCGGTTTACAGTGAGTCGTGCAAACCACTCGCCGACTCTACCCTCAAAGCTGCACGCGGCGAGTTCGCCATACCCTTCGAGGGGTGGTGGGACTTCGAGTTCGGCTTCTATGGCTACACCCTCAGCCTCTCGGCTGGTGCGTCTACTGTTCTGGATCCTGTACTCTACAACGGGCAGGGCGCACTCTCGACTACCATCCCCTTGCGCATGTCGAAGATCACCAACGGCGGCAGTTCCGCAGCGCGCACGCTGATACAAGAGGTCGCCAAGTTCAGGAAGTACTGCCTCGTGGGCGAGCGCGTAGCTCCTGGCTGGGGTGCGCAACGTCTCGACTACATGACCGCAGATGCAGGTGGACACACCTGTTACTTCAGTGGAGTTCTACTATCACCCTAGGAGGGTGCAGTGATCGAACAGAAAACAGTTTACTTCGACAGTCTGCCAGGCGTGGCGATTCGTCTGACACGTGGGCACGAAGAGTTTGGAGATGACTTCATCACCGCCGAAGCCTTTGACGAGAACATGAACCTCATACCCGGAGGAGGCGGCGGATTCCGTGGACCTTCGCCCCATCCGCCGGTGATCGTGGAGCAGGAGCCAGAGCCCGAGTCCCCGGGAGGTTGAACCAGAGGAAGTGATGTACGCCAGCGAAGAGGGCAATGCTTGACCTGTAGTACCAATGCCTGCTATCATGGGCAGATCTTACCAGGAGGTAGTATGACCAACAACTTGCCACAGGCGCCCGGTTCGGTGCCGGTTGTCGGGCCGAACATCTTCAACATCCGCTCGAAGAACGACTTCATCGGGCTGCTGTACTACGTGATCCCGCTCGTCATGGGCATCCTCGTCCTGTACGGAGCGCTCGACAACAACACCGCACTCTTCTGGGGTGGCGCAGCCACGTCGCTGATCCAGCTGGTGTTCCAGTACACGCGGACCCAGGAGTTCGCACGCCGAGCGATCTACACCGTTCTGAACCTGATCAACGCCGGCCTTCTGATCTACGTCGCGGGATGGAGCCCGCAGCACCTCGAGAACCTGATGCCACTCCTGGCCCTCGTCCTGGGCGGCAGCGCCGCAGGTATCGCCAGCCAGAACGTGAACACCTCCGGTGACGGCACGGTGGTTCGAGTCGTCGAAGGGTCGGTCGTCGGCAACGATCCCCAGCTCGGCTAGCCGAGAACAAAGCTCCAAACGCGGATCAGGTCCCCTCCCTGATCCGCGTTTGGTCTATATACAGCTAGGACAAAGACATGATTGTCTATCACAGAAACAACTACAAGCCGGACTCGTACCCCGAGACCGAGCACCACGTTCGCCAGCACATCTCCTCGGTTGCCAGTCCCTCGGATGATCCCACAGAGTTCTATGACCAGGTCGAGATCGAGACGAGTGAGATCGACGGTGGCGGCATTCGTGTGTTCGGGCAGCTCGACCGCGATCCCGGCTGCGAGTACACGGTCCCCGAGGACTTCGAGATGCCCGACGAGTCGCAGTACCAACAGGGCTTCGGTGTCCGCGAGATGACCCCTGAGGAACTGGAGCAGCACCTGATCGAGAAGGAGAACCGCAAGTGAACGGTGTCGCAGTCATCGGCGCTATCGCTCGCCGGTTCACTCAGCTCGGCGGTCGCGCAGTCTACACCAGGGGATGGGAGACTCGAGGTAACGGACAGTCCCCTGACTACGGCGGCTTGCTCATCCACCACACTGCCGGAGGTCGCAATGTCAACATCGACCAGATCCTCATCAGCGGACGCTGGGACCTCGCTGGCCCGCTTTGTAACGTCTGTATCATGTATGACGGCGACCTTGGCGTCATCGCTGCGAACCCTGCGAACCACGCTGGCGCAAGCGGCGGCTGGGACACTGCGCCGTTTGAGAGAACAGGTCTCTTCAACAAGCGGATCATCGGCTGTGAGGTTCAGTACCCCGGCGTCGAGCCGATGGCGAACGTTCAGTACGAGTCCTGCAAGCGTCTCGCTATTGCCACGATGGAAGTGCTCGGTCGACCCGGCCAGTTCGAGCGGGTGAAGTTCCACCAGGGAACTTCGATCGAGGGCAAGTGGGACCCCGGCTACGCCAACGGCAAGACCTACGGCATCTCGCAGTTCCGCAAGGACTGCCGTGGTATGCCGCAGGGTGAGGACGAGAACAGCGCCGACTGGCTCGACAACTATCGCCAGCTGTTTGGGTACCCAGAATGACCACGCGCTACCACCCCCTGAAGAAAGGGTACGTGGTTACCAGCCCGTTCGGGTGGCGAGCATTCGACAATGCGGTGCATCAAGGCATCGACTTCGGAGCCTCTAACGGTACCGCCGCCGGATGGGACGTGTTCGCCATACAGGCTGGCACCGTGTTGTATTCCGGTGCAGCGATCGGCTATGGTGGGCCGGACCCTGCCGGGTGGATCGTGATTGATTCCGACGACTCACAGGGTTCAGGTGTGTTCGAGTACGGGCACATCGTGCGTGAGGGCTGGGTCAGGCCAGGAGCCAAGGTCGCTGCCGGTCAGAAGATCGGGCGTGTCAATGGAGTACGCGCAACCAACGGTGGAGTCGACCCTCACCTGCATGTCTCGTACATGCCCTACGAGTACAACTCGAACAAGAAGAAGGACTTCGCGCCGCTCTTGCGGGAAGCGAAGTACGTGGGCGATGCGCCTGCACCGACCCCTGCGCCGGTGCCCAATCAAGGAGGAACTGTGAGTCACGCATCCGATGTACGCATCCAGCTGAGGGGACCAGGCGACAACGGCTGGGCAGCGCTCGCGCCACAGCCCGACGAGAAGGGCAACCGCTTCAGCATCTTCAAGGGCAAGAACGTCACCGCCCAGACGGTGGTCGAGGGTCTCGCGACCGTGATCTTCGAGCTCACCTACCGCCTGCCCAATGCGGGACGGGGCTTCGAGAACTACCGCTCGCGCAAGGGAGACACCGTCCTCGGCCTGGCTGGAAACGCAGCCGCCATCGCCGCTGAGAACCAGGAACTCCTGCGGGACATCCAGCGCAAGCTCGACGCACAGGCGTAACTCGTGGCCAGGGGTTTTGGTCCATTCAAGAAAGCCCCGCAGGCGCCCGACAAGATCGAGGCGCTGCGGGGCTTTCTCGCAATCGAAGCGTACGCTCTGTCTTTGTTTGCAGCCTACTACGGCATACTGACATACAGGTTCGGCGATAGCCTGTGGCCTCCCAACAGGAGTGCTTTGAATGTTCCGTGGGCACCAGAGTCCTGGGGTACTGCGGTAATCATCATCGCTGTGCTTACCATGATAGCCTCCTCGCGGAGGTTGAAGTGGTCTAAGTACGTGTCATGGACAATGAGAACGATGTGTCTGGTATGGGGAACCTTCTCTATCACGTTCTTCGTTGACATCACGAACGGCGCGCCGCCAACCGCTTACCCGCCAATGGGAACGTACCTCCTCCTGGCGGTGGTGTGCGCAAACAGAGCTAGCCTGGAGGATCAATGGAGAGAATGAAGCGCGCCATACGTGCTGGCGCAGGTGCATTTCGCAAGTCATTACGAGCTGTATTTGGTCACACGAGGATCGTTGCTTCAGGCTCATACCCGCTGTACAGACTCATCTGTCTGCTGGGGATTGTATCAGCTGTGCTCACGTTCGCATACAGGTCGTGGCCAGCATCGTTTACAGAAACAACCGACGGCAATATGGCTGCGGGAATCTTGTTCTCTACGATGCAGCTAGTTGGCTGTATCGCGGTTCTTGTGGGCATGTACTTCCATGCGGACTCTGACCCGCTGCCCTCGAAGGTTCAGACATCACTGGCAATCGAGCGGTTTGGGACTTGGCTTCTGATTCCAGTGATCGCGGTGTACACATACGGAGTTATCAAGTCGAACGGCGGACCGCCAACTACCTGGGCGACGCTAGCCTTGTTTGCCTTCGGTATTTACCTGGTGCTCCGGTCAATCGAGATCAAGGGAGCACTCGAGGAGGTGCAGCGTCCGATTGAGGAATGCCAGGGACACGACTGCAAGGAGCTGAGGAGTGAATGACATCATCACTTTGCTGCTTGGCGGGGGGCTTGCCGCGAGTGTCATCGAAGCAATCAAGTTCGTTACAACACGCCGACAGGTAAAGCGCAAGGATGAAGCCGCATCCCAGAACGAGGAAGCCTCAGCTCAGGCAACCATCGGTGGGGCGTGGAAAGATCTTTGGCAGACCAACGATCAGTGGAATCAGAAGATCAACGATCTACTGAACAAGGAAAGGGAGAAGGGCGAGCTGTACGTGGACATCATCCAAGATGCAGCCGACCTTCTCCCTCCCGAGGAAGCTGATCCGATTCTCGACCGCATGTACGCGGTGCGTCGGACCTAGTATTCAGAGTCCATACGATGGCGAGGCCGGGGGGTCTCGTCTCGCACAAGCGGGCCACGGCGGCTGAAGTCGTGGCCCGCTTCCTCTGTGCAGGGCTTTTCGGTACCTTCGAGGTGTCCGCAATAGCTGCAATACTTCTTCATAACTGTCACCCCCAATACCTTGTTGAGGAACCATCCCAGTGTAAACATGCCTCCGATGATGCAGGCGTACAGGATGAATGCATACCAGTTCATTACTACTCCTTGATGAGCCGCTTCACAACCTTGGGCTTCGGCTCGCCGATACTCTCCTGGACGGACGACCGAAGCCTTGACTTCTGGGCTGCATTCAGGGCGTTCCCGTTCAGGAGCTTGTCGATTTCACTGTTGTTGATCTTGCCGAGTGATGCGAAGAGGTTGTCGCCGATGATCTCCCGTACCGTAGCGGGGTCATAAGACTTCCTGCGGGACGACTTGAACGTGACATGGAAGTCGTCAGTGTCGTACTCGATCTCATCTGAAGCCATAGCATCTTCAAGCAACTTCTCCATCACTTCTTCCATCGCATACTTGATAGCCTTCTGCGCACCCTCGAGTTCAGAGTAACGCTTCGCCATCTCGTTTCGATCGCCAGCCAGGGCCATGACGCCGCCCGCTTGAACATTCTTCACGAGCGTCGGGCACGTAGCTTTCACTACGCAGAACTGGCATTCGGAGTTGAGCGTGCGCTTGCCGGGGGCTGGCTCGGCAATGATACGCTCGGCAACCTTGCGAACGTACTTCCAGGTGGCTACGTTGTCATCTCGGGTGAACTTCACCTCGACCGGATCGTACCGGAGCTGATCGAAGCACACCCAAATCTCGTCCGCGTTGAGCTCGAACCCAAGCTCCTTGGCGATCTCCGCCTTGGCCAGCATGATCGCCAGTCCGTACAGTCGACCCTGCGCCTTCTGTCGCAGTGCCTGCGGAGTGAGGTGCTGGCGCCAGGTCTTGTAGTCCACGACGCGGACGATAGTCTTGCCGTCCTCTTCGAACATGTCGAGCCGGTCGAAGATGAAGGTGTACGGAACCTCGCCGATAGAGGTCTTGATGGTCACCCGAATCTTGCGCTCGACCATGAGCACCTGCACCTTATCGAGATCGGTGCGCCCAAACCAGCGTTCGAGCATGTCGATGCCGTCGTTGTACAGATCATCCTTGGTGTCTGGAATGCGCATGAACTGCTTCATAAACTCTTGCTTGAAATAAGCAACGAGTACATTCCAGTCCATGTCTCGGGTCTTGTCCAGGTAAACTTCCTGAACGATACGCTCTAGAGCGTCATGCACGGCGGTACCCAGCTTAGCTGGCTCCGAGCTACCTCCTGGACTCGGCGTGCGCTCGACCATCTCGGCGTGGTATCGAAAGGTACAACCCTCGAACACCTGGATGGACGATGCCGAGATGGTTCTGAGTTCCACTACTTGCTTCCCCTCTTCGTTGTTATGCCGCCCCAAATACCGTCGGTCGAACCAGTGCGCTCGCGATAGTCAAGGCACTCGAGTCTTACTGGGCAGCTCATGCATATCTTCTTCGCACGGTTGGCGCGGGCGGCTTGGCCCCGGCCAGGGAAGAAGGCGTCAGGATCGTGATACCCTACACAGAGGGCGCGGCGGGTCCACTCTTCGGGGGCGAGACTGAAGGAGGCTTCGGGGGCGTCGGCGCCTGGGTCTCCGTACTCTTCTCCTTCTCCGCAGTCGCAAGGCTCTCCGGTTCGGTCGGGTCGAAGAGCGAGGGCTGCGCAGATTCCGTTGCACCTAAAGGGCGGCGCCCCCCGGACATCTCGAGCTCGAAAGCCGTCGTCGGCTCTTCGCCATCGAGCAGTTCGTCGGCGTCAGCTTGCGCATCAGCCTTGGCCTTCTGCTCCGACTGGAATGCCGTCTGCTGGAGGTGCTGCTCGAAGGCGGTCTGTGTCGGGGCTTTGGCTCGGAAGTCTTGGAACCCTTCCTGATCCATGCCACCGCGTACCGGGTGCAACTCGTTGGGACCAGCGGGCATTTTGAACTGCGGTTCAGTCACTGCGTTCTCCTTGTAGGTGGTGCTAGGCGTGTTCCGATACGTTAGCATACCGCACGGGAATCAACCCGCGAATGCGGCGCGGCGCTCCACGATGTCCCAGAAATACTCTTGCATGAAGGCGGTGACCATGATCTTGGCCCGCCTCTCCGGCGAGGTCCACCAGTGCTGCTTGTGCTTGTGTCGTCTGAACATTACTTCGCTTTCGATACGCCCGACGGCCCCTTTGGGGGGCGACGGTTTGGCCCTGGGGGAGGGTTGTGTGTGGGGAACTTGAACAAGGTGAAGCGTCCGTTGATATTGATATTGCGACTGTTCATGTACTTCTTGCGCAGTCGCCTGGCCTTGCGACGATCTCGCCAGGTCATCTCCGACTCGTGCCACCATTCGCCCTTGGCGATGAACACTGACCCGCACTCGGGGCACAGCCAGAACGAATCACGCGGAGCCTTGGGCTCAAAGAACGGGTGCCACAGTCCGAACTCGTCTTCAGCTTTGTCGCCCCACGTTGGCGGCTTGCAGTTCTCGCCTGGGTAGCGCTCTACCTTCTTTTCGGGTGACCATACGATAGGCATGATTACTTCCAAGCGGAGACAGCCAGGCCCACGCAGATAGCTGCGACGAGCATCAGCACACTCAGCTTGAGGACCACGCCCCATGTCAACCAGTCCATTACAACCTCCCCATCTTTCGTAGTCGTTCGATCTCGAACACGCCGAGCTGTCGCCAGCCCGACATGCGCTTCCAGTGGGAGCCGCAGACGGGGCACTCAACTACAGTGCCCTCGTCCTCGGTCTCCCGTGCCATGACTACTTCATCACAGCACTTACGTGTAGTCGGCGAACATGTCATCGCCTTCTTCCTCCAGCTTCCGTGCGGACTCGAGGAAGTTGCGCTCGTCTAGCTCGATCGCAACGGCATTGCGACCACAGTTGCGAGCGGCTCGCACGAGGCTTCCAGACCCTCCGAATGGGTCCACCAGGAACCCGCCCTCCTGGGTGGAGTGCTTGATAAGAGTCTCCAGCAGAGCCGGTGGCTTCTCGTGCGGATGAATGAGCTCATTCGGCCGGAGCTGCGAGAAATGCAGTACACCGTTGCGCCGCTTGGCGTAGCGAGGCGCACGACCCTTCTTGAAGAAGATGATGAACTCGTGACCCTGTCCCCATGATTCCAGATCGCCCATTCCAGGACCATCCTTCTCCCATACCAGGACAGCCTTGCGAACGAAGCCGAACTGCGCACAGAACTCATCGAGCATGACCAGCCAGTCCGAGAGAACCTGGTACGCAGTGAAGACGTAGAGGTCGCAGTCTGGCTTGGTCTTGGTGAGCAGGACGGACATGACCTCCTTGAACACCTTGATTGCAACCTCGGGGGACTCGTCATTGGCGATCTTCCGTGCATACTTCTTGCCGCCCTCCGTGACGGCCATGTTGGAGAGGTTGTCGACTCCGAATGGAGGGTCGGTGATGATGCAATCGACCGACCCTTCCTTGAAGCGCTGGCACATCTCGACGGAATCGCCATGCCAGATCTGATGAATCTTCATATCACCTTCTCGCTGTGAGTAATAAGTGCCGGCCTTGCCCCTACCGGCTCGCGTGCACCCTTATGTTCCACTTTGCACACCGCCCCACGTGTCAGTCGTCGATCTCGATCTCTTCGTCCTCTTCGATCTCGAGCCCTTCGAGCTTGACGAGCTGGATCATGCCGCCGAACTGCTCGGTGAGGGGCTCGAAGACCTCGGGGTCCAGGTTCTCGATGAAGTCCTCGACGGTCGAGGTGGCGACCTCGACCTTCTGATCAGTGGTCAGCTCGTCGGTGTCCTCGATGTCGTTCTCGGTCATGACATCTTCGAGGAAGTCATCGTCGAGAACGACGGCACCGTCAGCGACCTCGATTTTGATGGTCAGAATCATTTCAGTTACCTCCTGTGTTGGTTGCGATCTCTTCGATTGATGAGACCTTGACGGTGACATCGCCACCGAAGTTGTAGATGACATCTTCGAGCGCGACCTCGCCGGCCTCGAACATGTCCAGGTCGTACTGGACCGCCTGCTCCAGCGTGGTGACGGGCTGGTCGGCGCACTTGTAGTGATCGAGGTCGATCTTGGGCTCGTCGATCTCGATGGTCAGGTTGATCTTCACTAGGACTCCTCGGGTTCCTGTGCCTGGAGCTTGCTCCAGATGTCAGCGGCGATCCACTCGGGAACAGTCTTCTTCCCGATCTTGTACTTACCGTACGAGGTGTGGACGTTGCTGGTGATGTAGTTGATCCCCCGATCAACGGTTCGCCTGAACTTCGACCTGAAGCGCAGGAGTCCCCCCAGTCCCCGGTATCCGTACTCGTCGCGTATCTTCTTCTGGAAGCTCGCGCTGTTGAGTACGGCCAATGAGTATCCGATCCAGCCCCGAACGTCACCAACCCAGAACTTGTTGGTGAACACACTGATCTCCTGGAACAGATCAGTGCCCGGATCGGAGCTGGCGATGATGTCGCCGGGTGCGCAGAACTGATACACCCGATTGTGTGCCCAGCGAAAGTCTCCGCGCGGCCCGGTGATACCCTGTCCGCCAGGATCGGTGCCGATGATCTGATTGTGATTGCGGCGCGGGTCGGAGATTCCGTAGTAAGCGACGATGTCGAATGCAGTCAAGTCCATGTCGTCACCAAGTACCCACTCCATGAACACGTCGCCAGCGATCGTCGCTCCCTGTGAGTACCCGACAAGGAAGATCGGCGCGCCCGGCGGCACCGCCTTGAGCATAGACCTGAGGTTGCGCCTTCCCTTGGCAACCGACGATTCGTAGCTCGCCTTGTCCCCATAGCCCGAGGTGTATGGCACCGACCAGTGGGTGATGTGCCAGTCATGCCTGATGCTTGCAAGCAGCTCTCCGAGCTCGCGATGAACCAGGGCGGTCATCCCGGTGGGCGGCAGCGGGTTGGGAGAGTCCTTGGTCTCCCAGGTGCCGGGCACCGAGATTATGTAGGCCTCCCTCATGCGATCTTCCCATGCTTGTACGGCCTCGTCTGATTGTAGCGCATCTTGTAGATGACCGCCTCGGCGAGGGAAGCGTTCACCCCGTCGCGCTGCATCTCCTCGGCCGAGTCACCGAGGCGGATGATGATGTCCGCGAACTCGGCGAAGATTCCCTCGGCCTTGCGGATCGAGCCGTCGGAGTTGTAGGGATCGGGGTGATGGCCTGAGCCCTTGTTGGGATCACCGATCTTGTCGTTGAACCACAGTGGCGGTTGGTTCTCGCGCCAGCATTCCAGCGCCTCGCTTGCTTCCGAGTGCAGCAGCGCGGTGACTAGGCCGAAGTTGCGTGGGCCTCCGTCCTCCTCGTGGAAGCCGTGCGCGTCGGTGATCGTCCAGCAGGCTGCTTGGATCAGGTCCAGGGCGGTGGCGATGAGGGTCTCGCCCTCGGTGGTCAGCTGACCTGTCTGCGGGTTGTACAGATGGTCGACCGGCTGACCTGCCAAGAACGCTTCGGCCTGATCCGGGGTGGGGTAAGTCACTTGGGTCTCCTTCTAGGGGGTCCACTCGTTGTCGGCGATTTCTCCACCGCCGAGTTCACTCTTCAGCATGGCTTCCCATGCCTCCTGTCCAGCCGGTGAGAACAGTTCTTCGATCGGACAGATCGCTGTCTCCTTCGGCCGGAAGCCTTCGATGCTGTGGCGAATCTCGATCACCACATAGGGCCAAGTCGTGACCTCTTGGGACGATACGAGGCGCGACATGTTTTGGATGACGGCGCGATCGTTGGGCAGGAACACCCCCTGCAGGGCGTCCTCCGTTCCCTTTTGCATATTGGTCACATCGGCCCAATTGCGGGTTGAAGTTCCAGTCCGCGTCTTGTATTGAGTGCGCTGTCGGCTGAACGAGTACCGGATTGAGTAGTACGGACCCGGCAGAATCTCGGCATCTCCGGCCGTCAGCTCCGCGACGAGAGCCTCCTGGTAGGCCTTCAGCGTTTTGTTCGGCGTCACCTTGGGCCAGGGCTTGCGACCCTTGGTGATGACCTGAACATCGCCCATTGCCCACGGCTCGGGGTTGAGGTTCAGCGCAGCTGCGACCACATTCGGGTAGACCTCAGACACGGGTGTCTCCGTAGCTGGTACGCATGAGCTTGAGTGCCTCGGTGATCTTCCATACACGCATGTTCAGGAAGATGGCGAGGTCGAGCTCGGTGCGCGCACCTCGTGATCCTCCCCAGCCAGGGATGAGTACGAGGTCACTGCACTCGATGAGTTCCTTGAGGTCGGCCCTGACGTAGTCCGTGTAGGGTAGACTGCCCGGTTCGCCCGGCAGCTCGCGTGCGATCTCAGCGGGACTCACGACAGTGTAGCCCTGACTGCGCAACTCCTTGGCGTAGAAGTCGAACGTAGAGAAGTTGTACCCCTCGATGCCGGTCATCGGCCCGGCGAGGTAGAACTTGCGCTGCAACTGAACCATTACTTGTCGCCCCTGTCTTTTGGCATTTCAACGCGAGGCATAACGCACGCCTCGAACCCTTCTTCCGCCGTGAACTTAACCATCGACGTGGTCTTAGAAGGATTGTAGTGCATGGTGAGGGTCTTGCCCGGCGCCTTGGAGACGACATCGGTGAAGGTCTCGAGCGAGAACAGATACTTCAACGGGTCGTGGGTAGATTCCATCTCCAGCATCAGGGACTCTTCGATCTCCTCGGCGGAGTCGCGGTCCTTGATCGCGAGGGTCATCATGTCTCCGGCGATCCACACATCTAGGCCGATCTGCCTATCAGATGCGCCGATCTTTGACACCCTAGATAGTACACCGACGATAGTTTCCTTGTCAAACGAACAAGACTCCTCGTGCTCCTTGTCCATCATCCGGCTGACCGGGTCGAACTTCTCCTCGAACAACGAGCACTTGATGTAGATGTCCTCGGTTGGGGAGATGACGAGGTTTGGACCCAGTACACCCACCTCGCATTCCTCGAGTGTGCGCAGGATTGGGCCGATGAGGTGGTAAGGGATCACCACATTGCTGCGCCCGTCTGCGAACTTGTAGTCGTTCGGCACTCGCATGGCGACCTTGCCGTTCGAGGAGCACAGGTACTCCTCGTCCATGTACAGGCCGGCCCTGGGTGGAAGGCCATCGGTGTTGACACCCCAGCCGATGAGGTCCATGCGAGCTCCGAGACCCTTCGTCGGGTACATTCCATCGGGATCGTACATGAACTGCTCTTTGTCGGGGTAATCACCACCCTTGAGGAAGGGGGTGCTGGCCCTCATGCGCCCGCTGGTGATGCGCAGTCGGCCACCTTCGTCGATGAACTTGGACTGGCCCGACACCGGCAGGGCTGTCACGATGCCATGAGTCGAGATCGAGGACACCCGCCAGGTGGCCGGTGCATCGCACTCGATGGACACTGGGTAGAGGAACTCGGTGTAGTACAGCGAGCCGTTGGTTGTCCTAAGGGTGACGTACTCGTCGACAGGATTGACGTCGATAACGAAGCCCTTGAACAGATCGAAGTCCCGCCCGCGTGTCGGGGCTACGATGTTCGCACGCTTGAATGCATCTGCAAGCGTGGCGTTGTTGAACTCGATTGTGGTTCCCACATCACGCCCTTACTGACAGGGTCACAGTCACCTGCGGCGAGCCTCCCCGGTCATCGGGCACCGAGCTGACGTCGACCTTGACTTCGTGCTCGTCGTCGAGTCCATGAATGAAGCTATCGAGGTCGCCGATCGTGAGTCCGCGGTACTGAGGATGGTTGTTGCTGAACTTGATCTCGCGATAATTGCTTGTGAGTGCCATGTCAGGCCCCCGTCAGATCAGCGCACGCAGCAGCCGGGCCGGTGATCCACTTCGCCATGCGGCGCTCCATGTCGATCGAGTGCATCAGGTCCTCGAGCGCACGGTGCCCTGGCTTGTCGTCGGGACTCTTGTACTTGGTGGGATCGTTGTCGATCTTCTTCCACAGCTCGGGCTGCGTTGCCTTGAGCCGCTCCATGTCCGAGCTCGAGTCGACCACTCGGTAGTGGAAGTAATCGTTGAGCTTGGGCATCTTCTGCTCGAGGAACTTCCGGTCGAAGTGAACCGAGCTGCCCCACACCGGCAGGCCCTTGATCTGGAACCCGCTGATGGCACCGAGGATGCGCTCTTCGATCTCTTCGTACTCGCGGGTTGGGACGTTGCGCTCCATGAACCCGCGCAGCTTGGGGAACAGTCCGTTCTTGGTGTGCATCTCACGAACAGGCTTGACAAAGCTGTCGTCGGCCAGGCGAAGGACTACCTGCGGGGTGTAGAGAATGCCCGTCAGTGTCTTGCCCTCGACCGGAGTCCAGGTCGTCGTGTCCACCACCACGATGGCGAACTCGATGATCTCCTCGGTGACCGGATTCAGGCCGGTGGTCTCGAGGTCGATGAATACTGCATTGCTCATTGGGTCTCCTTCTCTCGGCTGATGATGTAGTTGTGCACGTCCTGACGTGGGATCAGGTACCCCTTGCCCGGACGGTGAGCGTTCGGGAACTTCCCCGCCTTCACCAACTCCCGAACGTGGTTGACTGTTACCAGCAGGATCGCCGCCACCTGGTCGGTCGTCAGGTTGTCGTTCTCTGGCGCGATGTTCACGGTCACTTCTTTCGTAGTATCTGTCTATCAGGGCAGATTCCTTGATGTCGCTCTCAGCAAGGACTTCTATTTGATCCACACAGTTCTCGCATATAGATCGAGTCCTTATTTGAGACGGTGCATTCCTGTAGTGCCTGTCATACTCGATCCAGTATGTGAACTGAAATACACCTGCATGATATTCAATACGAGCTGGGGTTATCTCCGCGTACCGATCACGCGGAAACTTGCAACCCCTGCGTTTCCACGCGCAGCCCGCAGCCTTCATGCCCCCGCATGAACGCGCTGCATGATGGCGTTGAGGTCGCCAATCAGTCCGTCAACCGCCTCGACGGTAGCCTTGTGAGCCTGGTACGTCTCTGTTGCTTGGTTGATCTTCACGGCCGACTGGCTGTTCTTGGTGACATCGGCAAGCTGGGCCTTGGAGACCGCCAACTGTGCACGGCTGTCTACAGCCAGGTCTATGAGGCGCTGCTCGAAGAGGTCGAGCACCCGCTTGTTGCGGTCCTCGAACAGCTTTCCTACGTTGACCAGTACAGTACGAATCACAGTGTGCCCTCCAGTGCATCGTTGAGCTTCTCCATGAAGCTCGCGTCCACGGAACCCTTGGCTCCGTTGCGAATGATAGTATCGAACGAGAACTCTTTGTCTTTGATGATCTGTTCGACACGGTACTCGGCGGAGTTCTTCACCATGTAGTCGAACACCTGGATCGAAGGGTGATGCTCCGATCCGACTCGGCGCATACGGCCAACACACTGGTCATTCAAGCCGGGGCTGAACTCTTTGCCGATGAACTGCCCGTGATTAGCAGCAGTCATGTTCAGGCCCACGCCCATAGCCTTGATGATCCCGATGATGACTCCCGGCTCCTTGTCTGCCGTCCAGTCCTTCACAACCTGCTGGCGCTTGTCCTTGTTGACCTTGCCATGAATCTGGTAGACCGGCGTGCCGGGTCGAGCCTCCTCGAGGCGCCGCATGTAAGCGGTGATGATCGGCATGAACTGGGTGAACACAATGAGCTTGTGTCCGTTGTCCAGTATCTCGCACGCATCCTTGATGGCGAGGTCCAGCTTCGGAGACTCATCCCAGTCGGGCAGCAGTGTGCATGTGGATGCACAGATCTGACGCAGTCGCAGCTGCCGAACCATCGGCCACTCGAGCGCCTCCTCCTGCTCGTCGGTGAAGGCGGGCACGTACTTCTGCAGCTTGTGTTCGGTCGCCAGGTAGTTGTACATCTCACGAGGCTTGTCGATCAGCGAGACCATGCGCTTGATGACGTTGACCTCGGGCAGGTCGATCACGTTGTCGATCTCGCGGCGCAGCATGACTTGCGATAGGCGTGCTGCAAGCTGGCGCTCGTTCTTGACTGCGGTGACCTGCTTGCCGTTGAACCCACCGAGCACACAGTACTTCGCCTTGAACCCAGCGAAGGTGCCCCACTGTCCTGGGGTAACCCAGTCGAGCAGGGTCCACAGGTCGTCGACCTGGTTGGTCATCGGCGTGCCACTCATAGCGAGACGCCGGCCAGACGCTAGTTGACTGATGTTCTTGTAGGCATTGGTCTCGCGGTTCTTGATAATGTGCGCTTCGTCGGCCACGAGGTAGTCGATGTTCATGGAGTTGAGCTGCTGGATGTGGTCACCGAGAGCTTCGTAGTTGATGACCAGAATCTTATGGTTGTCGATCCGCTTGAACTCTTCGATCTGCTTGAAGCGGTCGATGAGGTTGCCAGTCGCCACGATGTGTTCGAGCTTGGTAAACTTCACGATCTCGTCGGACCAGTTCATGCGCAGGGAGGCGGGCACCACTGCCACCATGAGGCACCGCTTGTTGGGGTCTTTCTTGACCGACGACCAGATGTGCATACCGAAGGTGAACAGCGCCTGGATCGTCTTGCCAAGGCCCATCTCGTCTCCGAGGATGGCGCCCTTCTTGTTCTTGAGCCAACGCACGCCCTCGTCCTGGTAGGGCTTGAGCTCGATCTCGGGGCGAATCCAGTAGTCGAGTGAACCTCTACTGCGAGGGCCCTTCGTACCCGAGAGCGTGTTCAGTTTTTTCGCTGAACCTGCGCTCAAGGGTACTGACGAAGGGCGTTCGTTCACCGTTGTCACTGAGTATCTCCCACTTGATTGGAACTGATTCACCGAGATCGTTGGTGCCTTCGATGAACTCAATGCGACAGTCAGGGAAGTGCCGCTCGACCCAGTCGATGTAGGCGATTGCTTCGCTAACTGTTCGGGGGACAGAAGTGTTCCAGACTTCGAACAGACCTGCCTCACGATAGCGGTAGGCTTTGTAGGTTCTATCCGCTTCGGCTTCCCTAGGAACATATCTCACCCCCACTTCGCTTTGTTCTGACATCCCTTGCACCCCCCGTCACGCTCGACATGTTCCCTCATGTCCTCGACTGAGGCGTATGGCTTGGAGCAGCTCGCACACATCAGTGGCTGCTTGCCGTGCTTGATTCCTACCACGCCTTGTCCGACATCGTAGGTCCGAGTTTCCGAGACCATCTTCGGTTCCGGCGGCTTCGGTGGGATCGTCTCCTCTTCGGAGAACTCGCCCTCGAGCGGGCCGTTGAAGGCGGGCAGTACCTCTGCTGCGTCCTCGACGGACGGCTCTTCGTCAGGCAGCTCGTCGATTGCCTTGACGATGTTGTCGAAGACGTGAGGGTCGGGCCTCTCCTCCTTGCCGCCCAGTCCGAGGGCTGCTTCGTAGGTCTGCCCGTCCACCATGCGGCCTCGGCGGTAGACGCGAGCGCCGACGATGATGCCCTGCAACTTGAAAGCGTATGCGGTCGCGCCGAGCTCGCCGATCAGGTCGTGCAGGAAGTCGAGCTGATCGTTGCCGAGCTCGTCGATGAACGAGCTGAATGCAGCGAGGTCGGCGTTGTGGCTCTCCTCCTTCTTGCGGGAGGCTTCCTCGTACTGCTTTTGCTGGAAGCGCTGGAATGCTAGCGCCTGTTGGAACTCTTCGGGAAAATCATTGTCGGGCATGTATCATCCTTCCTGTGGGCACCATAGTAAGGGGCCGCATTTCCACAGCTGCGGCCCCTTACTATCCTGGTCCCTTATGATCGTCGAGTGATTGGCACTCTTTGCAGGGGAAGCACGATCAGAAGGGGGGCTCTTCGTCCTCGTCGATCTGCACCGTACCGGCGGCGGGTGCCGTGTTCGAGAGGGGCTGGACCTTGCCCTTGGTGGAGATGACCTGCTCCTCGGGCTCCGGTTCCGGTTCCGGCTGGGCACGCTGCGCCTTCGGCGGCGTGGGCTGAGCCGGCTCAGGTGTCGGCGTGGGTGCCGGTTCCTGCTTCGGCTCTTCGGTCACCACGTCCGCGTCGATGACGTTGCCCTCGATGTCACCGTCAGGCACGGTGGCAGCTGCGGCCTCCCGGTCGTCGTCATCCCTCGGCATCGGGTACTGCAGCAGGAACCCCTGCGCCGACTTGAAGGAATCGAAGTAGTCCTGGTAGGACTCGGGATCGGTCTTGGCGACCTTGGTGAAGATCGGCGTGCAGAACTTCACCATGCCACGCTTGTTCACGTCGAGCGTCAGCTTAGTTGCGACCGTGAAGATCGGGGTCTTCTTGGAGGCGAACGGCGTGACGTACTGACGAGCCGGCTTGATACCCGATCGGCGGATGGTGAACAGGGCGGGAACCCAGACGTCCGGGTCTTCAGGGTCCTGGTAGAGGAGAGGGAAGGTCCACTCCTCGGAGCACCAGGGCTTCTTGCCCGACGGGTCGGTGTTCCACTCCTTGAAGTGGCAGTCCTTGCATCCGATGCTGGGCATCGTGAGTAGGTTGCCCTCGGGGCCGATCTCCAGGGGCTTCGCGTCAGTCGGCGCGTAGACATCCTGCGCTTCCCAGGGGAACTGCTTGCTCGTGGGGAGCTCGGAGTCCATATTCGGGAAGCCGTTGCGCATGTCGGGTGACTTGCAGAGCGGCGGGTCCTGATCGTCGCCGTCGCTCATCTCGCCCCACATGATGCGGGACTTGTGCAGACCGAGGAGGATCACGGTGAGCTCGGAGAAGAGCTCGTCGGTCTGACTGTTCTTGAATGCCGCCTCGGGATGGTCGATCGAGAGGCGGGGCATCGTCAGGTCACTGGTGTCGAAGTCCTCGAGGCCGGTCTCCTGGCCGGACCACTCAACAACATCTGTACCCGTCGTCTGACTGGGCTGCAAAGAAGTCATGTACGTTGACTCATTTCTTGTTGTTCTGCAGGTTCATCGGTTCGCTGTTTTGTCATCGGCATTACTACCGATCTCTATACATTACTACATATCGGGATCGTTGTCAACCGAATCTTTGCGGACGTTTACTTGCCATCAATCGTGCGTTGCGCTGTTCCGAGAAGTTGATCCTCTTCTCTCTGAGCCAGAGCTTGAAGTCCGTTTCGGCTACACGCCAGATAGGCTTCTCGTCTGGGGCCGATATGTTAATGACCCTGAGCCGGCCCTTCATGGAGCCGGTTGACCGGCCCATGAAGAACAGGACACGTTCCTCGAGGTACGACCGAGAACAGTCCAGCATCAGGGCCACCTGCTGCACCGTATAGAAGAACTCCCGCGCAGGGAAGTGCACCTCGGAGGTCATGATGTCCTCTTGGAACGAGTTCATCGGATGATCGCGGACTGGTCGGCGGTGCGGATTGGAGTCCAGTGACGACTGCGAATCTCATCCATGTGCACACCCGCCTTGGTGACGCCGAACATGAGCGCATTGCAGTACGCTTTGATCTGCTCGGCCACCCAGGGGTTGACCAGCAGTGCGTACGCGCCGTGGCCTGTACGCTCCAGGCCATGCTCGTGCTGATCCTTCAGGTCCTTCATCATCTGGATGATGGAGGGCGGAGCAAACTGGCTGACCGTGTGATCTTCGAACCGCACGTACACATACTTGCAGTCGATGAAGGTCTCGGTGCCGCTCCACACCACATTCTCCGGCGGCAAGGGGATGGTCATGTTCATTTCTTGGATACCTCCTACTAGGTTATATACCTGGCTGCGTTCGAGGGTGTGGATGTGAACGCGATAGCCTTGTCGCGCGGCGTGCCACCGATCAGCCACTGAAAAGACTCAGGCGTGTCGGGGAGCAGTGCGTTCACCGAATCGACAGCCTGCTTGGGGCTGTCGAATGAGCCGACAGATTCGGCCCGTCCGTTGCCATTTGCATCAGTGATACGCCAGTACCAGCGATGAGCTGCGGGTCGGCTATAGGTGCCACCCCGCTCAATCCGTACTCTCCTCATCATCCACCTCCCCTAACACCTTCCGCTGGAACTTGGGGTCCAGCGCGTTCTCGCACATCGAGCGGAACAGCTCGGCGTAGTCGCTCATCGACCTGTCCTCTTCCGCTTGACCCGGCGCTTCTTCTTGTTCTTGTGGAACCGTTCCGCTCGCAGCTGGGTCTTGCGGTCCTCCTTCTCGATGCGCTTGATGTACTCATCGTAGTCGCCCTCGAAGCTCATGACCTCGCCTTTGCTTTCCGACGCAGCGCTTCGAGTCCGTCGCGCATACCCTCGACGGTGTAGTGCTGGAAGTACAGGGGCTTGCGATGAATCTTGGCGTAGCCGATGGTCTCCCAGCGATTGAACACTGCACCGATAGCTCCGGTGCTCGGTGGGTTGTCCGGGTTGATCAGCAGTGCGATCGCTTGCGGCGTCATGAGCTCGTCGAACTCGCCCATCATGGCTCGGTGGCACACGGCCTGCACCTCGGACTCCAGCTGTCCGCGTTGGCGCTGCCCGGTCGGCGTGCCGGTGTAGACGGGTGCCAATTCCAATAGGCCAGGAGCCGATTCGCTCGGACGTTCGCGGGGCACGCGGGTCGGTGCAACCCCCGACAATGAAGCACCCTCGAGTTCGACTATCGGCGTCAGGTACTCGGACATGTCAGGGTACTGATACGGCACATAGTTGGGGTTCTCATGGAGCCTTCGCTCCGTGTTCGCCATCTTGTACATGCGATCGAACTTGGCATGGCACTCGCAGTTGCACAGTTCGTGTGCGGTGCACACCTTCATCGGCTTGCCGGAGGGGCTCACTGGAGCGGTGCCCTCGCAGTGGCCGATGCCACAGAAACCAGTCTTATACACGGTACTCCTTTCAGTCGTCGTCAGGCTCGGGCGAGTCTGCGAACCCGTTGTCCTCGTCGAGGTCTTGAGTCACTGTCGTGATCGGAGGCACAAAGGGCGTGTGTACCCTCGACACCTGCTCGGTATGCAGTCCTTCCCATACAGTCTTGAGTACAGGACGGTCCGGCCAGCGTTCCCCCTCCCTCTTCCATAGGACGCCTGCCTCGCGGAAGGATCGAGTGTAGTCGCCCTCGCCCGTCTCGAGCGCTCGTGCTGCGTGCAGGTCGCGCTCAGCGCAGACCGGATACGCCTCAGCAAAGGCGATGTCGAACGCACCCTTCAGTGCGGCGAGCTCATCCGTTCTTAGTGTGGTCAACTCCAGCGTAGTCCTGCCGAACTGATTGCTGACCTCGATGAAAACATCTGCACCGGGCTCGATCCCCTTGGGCTCAGGAAGAATGCGGACGACCGCCTGGGTGGTGAACACCTTGGCCCAGGCCCTGCGACCTTGACCGAACACACCAGGCGCGTGGCCCTTCTTCTTAAGTTGAGCTTCCCTCTTCTTGCCTGGCCCGCGCTGCGGCTGCGGCATTGCGCATCCTCTCTGCTCTCGATACATCTTTGGGGTAGTTGAATGCTGGGTCTTTGCCGAGGCAGGGATCGCACAGCCAGTCGACCACCCGAGACCTGAACACGGTCGTCGCGTTGCCAATGCCTGCGAACAGCACCTTCTTACTCGAGAGCTGATCCCTCGGTAGCTGCTTTCCGCAGACGGTGCAGGCGTAGATTGGTTCGGGCATGATCTCTCTTTCTTACCAGGGTGCGGGTACAGCGTCGGGGAAGGATGCTGGCGATTCGGACAAACAGGTCCGACAGTATCCAAGGGTAGCCACCAGTGCTCGGTCACTACTGCCGGGGTCGAGTGCAGAATAGCTGACGTTACACTGTTTGCAATCGTAGTCGAACCCGATGCCAAGGTCAATCACTCCGTCCAGGGCGGCGAGGTAGCCCCTGATGAGCTGCTCGGACGTGAGCAGGTAGCCAGTCGGGAACTCGCCGATGTTGAGTGTGAGTGTGTCGATCACCTTGATCGGGGCTGACGGTGGCTCTGGGTCGAGGAAGGTGGGGCGGCACAGGCCGATGACCTTGTAGGTCTGCGCCTCCAAGTCAACCTTGGCACGGAAGCGTGCCCAGCCCTGGACCTTCGTGCCATTCTCGCCATAGCCCGAGGCAATCGGCCAGTCGAAGTACACCTGGGCTCTTGTCATGCCCCAGATGGCGAGGTTTGTCATGGCTTGCCATTTTGCTCCGACCGTACTTACATCACAGAAGAACACGGGCACGTCACCCGCAGGTCCGTATGCCCTGGGGTACATGTCATAGATGAAGTCCTTGTTGACCGCCGAGTGGTTGACCTTCTGAATCTTCATCCTGCTCTGCGGCGCGCCATTGGTGGCCAGCAATCCGATGGACCCAGCGGCCACGCCCTCGGTGATGTCGTTTCGTTCGAGCGGCTCAGTCATTAACGCATGGGTGACAGAGATGGTGGCACTCATCTCGTAGTTTGCGAAGTTCTTCATCGAGTTGGCGATTGACTCGATCTTGGTTGCATACTCTTCATGCTCGGACGGAGCAAAGAGCGGCTCCTCAAGTCTGGCTATCGCCTTCTGTAGGCCAACTACAGACATGTTCGTCACCTCCTGTGATGTGTGATGCGGCAAGACCCCCTGATAGGGGAGGACTGATAACGTCAGCGAACCGTCGGGACTCACTCGGGTCAAGTAGCCCTGCCTTATGGAGATTGTATATTGCCTGATGCTCTCCGATGGGTCGGCCCCCGCGCCTCCGACGCTTCCGTCCCACCCGAGTACCACTTCCCCCGGCTTCAGGTTTGGACCAAATGCCTGGATCGGCAGGGGCTTGCTCTGTATCCACCCCCCTCTTGGGAACTTCTCCTTGCGGGGCTTCTTCTTTTGCTTCTCCCCCGCTAGCAGGCGCCTTCTTTCCTCCCGCCTTTGCTGTGCGCTTTCGTGGAGTAGCTTTCGGTTTCGGCTTGGGTGCCACCCCTTCGCACTCACAGGGCGCCGCCTCGCAGAACATGCACAGCTCTGGTCCCTTCTTCGCCATTACTCCACCGGCTTGATGAGCGCCACGTTCTTGCCGTCGATCTGCTTGAAGTCCCCAGTCGGCTCGTAGGTGTCACCGTTCTCGGCGTCGAGCAGGTATACCTTCTCGGTACCGCTGCGGTTCTTGGTGGCCAGCTTGACTAGCCCTTCCTTGAAGTCGAAGAGGTTCATGCGGGTCCGCTCATCTCCATCGTGTGATACCCGGCAGCGTAGCCGGCGAGTCCCACAGCTTCGGCGTGTGTTCCACCGATCAGGGTGGATCGGTACTGTTCCTTGGTATCGAATGGCGAGGCAAGGCGCAGTGCGATCACCATGCTGGCGATGACGTGCGAGTCGTCTGCAGCCTCGGCTGCTACCAGGTATGCGTGCACAGCCTCCTGCACTTTGCGTTCGTGTTCTGCAAGGTCACTCAAGTGTATGGCCTCCTTCAAGTTGATAAGCGAATGGTACCATACGCGGTACTAGTTTGTCAAATCGCTAGAGCTTGCTGACCTCGTGGTCATATTGCTCCTGCGAGATCTTCAGCATCGCCATGATTGGGCCAGCTGGAATGCCCTTGCCATGCATGTTCTTCAGGTGCGTGCGCTCGTCATCATTGAGCGCCTTGAACTTGCCGGTCTTGGGGTTGGATGCAGGCGAGGAAGCCTTGGGCTGCGGACGCGCAGCCTTGATCTCCCTGGACGGAGCGGGCATCGGGTTGTAGCCCTGACAGCCGGGCGTGTCCATGAAGTCGATCTGCCCGGCGTTCATCCGGTATCTCTTGAGCGACCACTTGCTCACGGCAGCAACGTCGTCGAAGTGAGGAACACTCATGAGCTGGATCGCGATTGCCAGGCCCATCGCCTGGCCCTGCAACTTGAAGTAACCCTCGAGCTCATCGGGAGTCATCTCGTCGTTCTTGAACCGGGGCCGCTGCTCCATGATCGCTTTGGTCACATGGTCGAGCTCGTCCCACATCTTCTCCAGGATGCTTGGCCCTCTTGCCATCAGGCCTCCCTCCTCGTTGAATGTGTACGCAGGCCCGAGGTATGGGCACTGGTCATTGTCGTGATGGCGCTGCTTCTCTGCGCGTGCGCCTTCCGCGCTGCGGTGGTAGGTCATCCACCGACACCCAGGAGCACCACACTCGAACGTGTAGTCGAGGTGGTGCTCATGGTCTGGCTGGTTCAGTGTCGGATATATCTCCGGCCAGGTGGGGTACGTCACTGTCCTCCTAGAGGATCGTGTCGAGTATCTCTTCTTCTTCAGGAGTCAACGGGACCTGCAGGTCGGACCAGTACTCCGATACACTCTCGGGTACCGGCCCGACCTCTTCCTCCGCAGGTCCGTAGTAGTACGGCCCGCCCTGCATCAGATGCAGTAGGTGTACGCACCGCTCGAGCCACCGAAGTCGGTGGACTCGCTGACCATCACGCCGTTCCGGTAGATGGCACAGTAGATCTTGCCCGGCCCGAACGACTCGATGCTCGTGGACAGCCCGCCGAACCCGCCGTCAGCGACCACGGTGTAGTCCCAGGTCGCGCACTTCCAGCCGGGGATCGAGGTGTTGCCGATGATGTTGACGTGCTCGCGCTCGTCATTGCCGTACTGGTTCGTGCGATCCAGTACCACCGGGTTGTTGTCGGCCTCGGTGCAGTTGACCAGGCGGATGCGGTCCCACTCGTCGACGATGACTGCGCTGGCGGGCGCCGGGATCAGGGCAGCCCCGGCGATGACTCCGAGCGTTGCAGCTCCGGTGATCAGGTGGGCCTTCATCTTCTTCAGCATTTGGATTCTCACTTTCGGTAGTAGGTTGGTGGCCGAGTCGAACGTCAGTCCTCGGCGGGCGCTTCCGTTTCGGACTCGGTCGGCTCCGGCGTCACCTCGACCTCGACCTCTTCGGTCTTGGTGACGGTGACCGTGGGCTCGGGTGCCGGGCTGCCGGGATCGACTGCCGGAGCTCCGCCGACCTGCGGGATGACGGGCGGGCAAGGCGCGATGCCGCCGGGGACCTCGATGACACAGGCCTTTGCGGGTGCAGGGGTCGGCGTGGTGGCGAGGGCGAGGGCGGGTGCTCCGACGGACAGTGCGAGTGCCGAGGCGAATGCGATCTTCTTGAGGACGGTCATGTGGTACTCCTTTGTTTGTTGTGACAGATAGAACTGGTACTACTAGGTAACTAACGCTAAGCCCGAGCCATGATCCATATGGCTCGGGCTTAGCTCTGTCCCACTTGTGCAGTACGCGGTGGGTCAGTTCTTGTCGCCGGCCTCCGACTTGTCCTTGTCGGCGGGCGGGTCGGCGTGGAAGTGCGACAGCGGCGCGTGGTCGATCCCGTCGTGGAAGGACAGTGCCTGCTCCGGTGGCATCGCGTTGATGTCTGCGAGGGCGTAGCCGTGGCGATCCACGAGGTGGCGCTTCACCGAGTCGAGGTTGACGATGTTGAGGCGGCGTGCCTTCATCTCGGGCTCGGCCTCGGTGGCGATTCGGATGTCGGCGATCTGATCACCCGGCACCAGGGTCAGGGACGAGCGGCCCTTCTCCTTGAAGGCGATGCCCTTCGGGGATGCCGAAGCGACGGTGCCGATGACGGCCTCTTCGGCGCCGACGGTGAGCAGTTCGACTCGCTTGTCGGTGTAGTCGGTGAGCTGGAGCTCGGTTGCGGCGGTCATTGTGTCCTCCTATGTAGCGTTTCCGGTGGTCAGGGCGGTGGTCCGCCGTACCCGTTAATAGTACCACGGGCACGGTGGCACCCGCAACCCCGAAAACCCCACATCTTTCAGGGGAACGAACTCACCCGGCACGCAACACCTGCAAGGTCTCGAGTCCCTTGACGCCCATGAACTTCACGAGCTCAGCCCAGGGCATCGGGGAGATCGCACGCCTGCCGGCCGAGACGTACCACATGATTCGGTAGCCGAAGACTTCCATGTCAGGGTGTGCATCACTACTGCGGATGTACTCCTGCGGGATGCCGATGGCGACGAACTCGTAGGTCTTGGTCTCGTCCCGGCTGTACCGCTTACGGAAGGCGACGACCGGCGAGTCACCGTCGGCATTGGGCTTCGGCTCACGGCTGAGCATCTCCCGAGTCAGCGCCTCCTGCGCCATCTCGGCGGCACGCTGGTGATCCTCGACTCGCTTCTCGGCGAGGCGCAGGGAGTCCAGCGAGGTGGCCAGGAGGTTGGCGAGCTGTGCCACACTCATGCCGTCGCCGGTGGTGTTCTGCCCGACCTGGACGGAGCCTGTGAGGTCCTCGCCCTTGTCGGTGATCGCCGCTAGACGCGCGGCGCGACACTTGGCTCGAGCATGGTTCGTCTTCTTGTGCGTGCAGTTCTTGTGACTCATCGGCTTTGCCATGCAGTTATCTCCTTCGTTCGGCCTGGAGCCTGATCTTCAGGCCCAGGTATTCGGACGAGGGAAGGGCTTCGTACTTACCCGTCTCCTCGTTCTTCTTCTCGATGACCGTGAAGATGTATCGGTTATCTATCTCGATCATCGCACGCACAGCGTCCTCAAGCTCCGGCCAGGTGTTCGGGGTCACGAGCTTGTAGGGCGTGTGCGTGATGGCGCAGCGGTACATCAGGTTGGTCTCGTGATCGTCACGTTCGGCCGCTCGTTGTCGAGGTCGGCGATGATCTCGGAGGCAGGCATCACGCCCACACTCTCGCGGCGTGACATGATGGTGATTGCTGCTGCCACGTCTCTCGCATTCATCTTTACCTTGACCGTGTCTCCGTCGACAAGCATGATCTCGGCAGCCGCCTTGCCGTACTCGTCAACGGAAGTAATCTTGTCGATGACGACGAAGACGTACTCGGCCTTGTCCCCCTCCTCGAATGGAGGAGTCTTGGGAGCGTAGGCGAACCGCTCGAACTGAAGCAGCTGGATCACGTCAGTCCTCCGTCGGTCGGTCGGCGTTCGGGTCCACCTTCTCGCTCGACTTCGGATCGTTCGGCATGACGACAGCGCCCCGGTTGCCGAGCTCGGACTTCATGGCTTCCATGATCTCCCTGGTGCGCTTGGCCTTCTCTTCCTTGTCCTCGATGCGGACGAGTTGTTCCAGCGAACCGGCGGCGAGGCGCACGATCTCACCGGGCTCGATGTCCTTGTTGGTGAACAGCTCCACCCGGAACTCCAGCTCAGCCTTGTCCTGGTTGCTGTCGTCCTCGAGCTCTAGTATTACTCGCATTGGTTCTCCTCAATTCGTTTCGTCTGATTGCGGTACTCAGGTGGTGGTAACAGGCGCTCGTCTATTGCTGCGAGACGAGCGCGAGCACCCTCCTGGTAAGCTTTCACTCGGGCCATAACATACTCATTACTCTGTGGGGTAGATGGTGGCCAGTCCCCAATGCCGGGGCCGAGCTTGATCGGATCACTGATCGGATAGGTGCCTACCAGTTCGGTTTGCGGGTGCCGCCTACCCCTACCTTTGGGCCGCTTGGGCTTCTTGATTCGGTTAGCTCTTCGGTCACGCTGGCTTTGCTCAGAGCGTAGCCTACGTTCCCAGTGGTCGAACGTCTCGTTATGCCAGCGTCCGTTCTCCTTTGTTCCGATCCAGATGGTCATGCTGGGGAGTCGGTGTCCCCGTCTTGAGTTGCACAGCATGTGCGAAGGGCGTAGATTCTTTTCATCATCCGTGCCACCATGATACCTGGGTATGTAGTGATCCACATTGAGGGACCAGTGCCCGCCCCTCGTTTCGTAGTCGATGGGCTCACTACATATCCAGCAGTCAGGCTTCTCTTCTCTACACTTGAATCGGAACAGATCGAGCTGTGTCCAGCTCATCTTCGCTGGTGTGCGTGTTCGAGTAGCAGCTCGACACGGAACTTGCCGAGCTGTTCACGACTGACACCACCGGACACCTGGTACCCTTCGGGGTACTTGTACCGGCGACCGAGCACGTAGCCTGTGCGGCGCTCCACCTTGGTGATGCGCTCGGTGTTGCACTTCATGCACTGGAGTTCTTCGAGTATCCAGTGCTTGTTGAAGCTGATCCCGACTGTGTCATAGTCGTGACCATTCACCCGGCATCTCGTGTGCTCGGGCAGTACTGCACGCTTCTTACTCAAGTCCACCTCCTTGCTTCTTCGTTCCAGGTCTTGACCCCGGAGTCCTCGGTGTGTAGCTGGACATCGAGCCTGGTCTCGTAGTCATACTCACCCGAGACCACCTGCCCCTGGCCCAGAACCACCAGCCCTGCGTTGCCGTAAGGGGTGGGTGGAAACAGGTGGATGATGCGCAGCTCGGCGATGTTGATATCGTCCACGTCTGCGTTCTCGAGGACGATCTCGTAGTCGTCGGGCAACCCCTCGAGTGCAGCCTTCATCTCGCCCACTGATGTGGACCACTTGTTGGACCACTCGTCGCTACCCTCGACGGGCTCTGGTATGAATCTTCCCACGTCTACCTCCTAGATAATCAGGGCAATGACAATGAACACTGCCATGACAACAGTGGTCAGTGCCAATGTCACTGCCATAAACTTGCCGATGAACACCAGCGGCTTGTCGGACTTCGGCGGATCGAACAGTCGCACGAACCAGTGCTCACCCACTGGCGTACCTCACATCCGCATTGCAGAACTTCCGCTCGAGCCCCCATGTGTATGCCTGCCATGAGGGCTTCAACTTGTTGTTGCCCCTGTTGCCCACGTCACCAGCCGCTCGTGCGTACGCTTCGATCTCCTCGATGTCTCGGTACGGAGACATGTTGCAGTACCCGCACCCGCCTTCGAGACACACGGCGTCAGGGTTGGGCCAGCAGATGCGCCGAGCCACGATGCTGTGCATTGTCACTTCAACCTCTTCCCTAGGTGCTGCACTACCTTGCGGTAGTCCTCCGGCCCGTCCACCTGGCAGGTATCAAAGCCGTGTTCGTTGGGGGAGTCGACCCCCATCCCTACTGCCATCAGTGTGATGTTGTTCTTCGCACAGTATGCGATCTCGGACTTAAGCACCCGCAGTTCCTCGGCGTAGTTGGACGCAGGCATCGCCCCGTCTGTGTAGTACATGAGGATGCGCTCGGTCGCACGCATTGTCTCGAGACGCTTGCGGTAGAACTGTAGCGAGTGTCCGTCCAGGTTGCCCGCCGAGGACTGGATCGTGCGCAGCGCCTGCCGCGACTTGGTGCCCCACGGTTCGTCCGCTGTCTTGATCTGGTACATAGCGGGTCGGTCTTGGTAGTCACCGTGGCGGCGGCAGTACTCGGTGGTGTGTGCCCACACCTCGAACTTGATGCCGAGTCGGTGCAACACGTCCGCCATTGCGAGTACCGCGAACTTCTCTTCTTGCAGCGTGTGTCCACCAGTGGAGCCACTGATGTCCATGCCGATCACGACTGCGTAGTCCTTCTTGTCAGGCGTGATGCGCTTGGCGAACAGTCGATCGTCACCGAAGGGCACACGCTTGGCCAGCGTCTTGCCCGATACCCGCCCGCTCCGCTGGTTGCGGATGCGCTGTGACCGTGCGTTGTCGCCGAAGGTGATGCGTGCCTGGGTCAGCGCCGGGGTCAGGTTGCGCTCGTCGGACTTGAAGAGTGCTTCCGACATCGGTTGCCCGTATCCACGGTACGCCTCGCCTTGCAGTGCCGGGTAGACGATCGGCGAGCCCACGTTCTCGGGCACGTGATCGAGGTGCTTGAGGGACTCGAGTGCATCCTTGATGTCCTCAGGTCGCAGCCCCTGCATCCCGCCGCTGTGTTCGCCACTGCCGCCGATGCTCTTGCTCTCGAGGTCGTCGGACTCGTCCGGCCCCTGCATGTGCACGCCGTGCCCGAACAAAGCCTTGAGCAGTTCCTGGATAGCCTTGATCAGCTCCTCCAGTTCCTCGTCGGCCTCGGGCTTGAGCATGTACCCTTCCTTGCGGAAGAGTGACAACGCCTGCGCTGCGATAGCGAAGGTCTCGATGGTATCGACAGCGTCGACACCAGCCTCCACCATGTCCCGCACCTTGCGAGTGCCGATGATCTCGAGGAGTTCCTCCTTGAAGTAGCCCTCGAGTTCATCGACCGGGAACCGCGCCGAGAACAGGTACGCCATCGCCAGCTGCATGTCGTCTTCCATGTCGATGTAGTGCTTGACCTCGCCGTTGATCTTCTCAACGCCGTGGATCAGCAGGTTCATCGACAGTGCATCGAACACCTCCTGCTCGGTCGGGTCGAAGTTCATACGCGCTGCATCACAGCGCATGTCCTCGCCGATCAGCATGAGCATCGACAGCCAGGGGTCACGCGCACTGTTCACCGCTGCAACCAGGGTTGGTGCCGTGTAGAGGTTGGCACTGATTGTAGACGTGATGCTTGAATCAAGGTCGTGCACGTACCCACCACGCTGAAGGCACACATTCTCGGCACGGGTCCGATCGAACTTGGCAAACGATCCGTGCACGATGTGCCCGATCTCGTGGTTGAGTACCTCCATCACCTCCTCCTGGGTGGCGCACGCTGGGCACACCGACAGGCCATCGGCTCTCGTGTTGCACATTCCGTTGTGTCGCTGCACCAGGCCGAGCTTGATCGGGGGCTCGATCCAGATGGTCTCGCCGTCGGTGAGACTGTTCTGCCCAGCCTGCAGCTTGAGACTAGGGTTGCCCGACACCTTGCGAGCGTGGGAACGCAGCGCCGGGATCATGCGATTGAACTTGCGAACTGCAGACTCGGCCTGCTTCATACGAGCAGCGTCAACCTTGCTCACATCCACACCTTGCCCTTCGTGTTCTGGCTGACGACGTTGCCAACCATCGCCTTCGTCTCAGGCTCGAGGTAGTCGAGCACCGCCAGGTTGTACGCCTTCTCGATCGGGAACCAGGCAGTGGCTCGTGCCACCTTGATCTGGTTGCGGATGCCCCAGGTCAGTGGCACCTCGTCATTGTCGCTCATCTCGCGAATCGTCTTGGCGATAGACATGATCGAGTCCAGCGTCTGGTTCGGGATGTCATACCCGTCGAGCTTGCAGCGATCCTCGATGATCTGCCGCTCGAGATTCTCGGGTGGCATGTCCACGAAGATGTGCATGAGGCGTGACCCGTCAGCGTCACCGATGACCTGCGCACCGACGTTGCGATGATCCCAGGCAGGGTTCATCGCCATGCCGAGGAAGCAGAACTGGTTGCGCTGCACTGCCTCACCCTCGTTGGCATCGTTGATCAGCTGCTTGCTGTTGTCAGTGAGCGGGCGGATGAACTGCCACACCTCGGGCGGACCTGTGTTCGGCTCGTCGAGCACTACCACGTTCGGCTTCTTCCACGCCGACACGATGCGCCCGTCCTTGAACACAGTCTCGTTGTCCTCGAAGAACATCTTGCCGGCCAGGTCGTCCTTCTCCGACTCGCCCGTGATCGAGATGCGCTCGAACGGTAGCTGCATGAGCCATGCCATGTACCGGAAGAACTCCGTCTTGCCCGTGCCCGCCTTGCCGTGCAGTGCAGGGGTCTCGTCGAGCATGAACCACAGTGCTGCGACTGTGAACGTCAGCCCCATGTGGTCGATGTAAGTCTCGGGATGCTCCTGGTCACCAGTCGAAGGGATCTTCGCCTGCTCTTCCGGCGAGAAGATCTCACGCTTGAAGATCGGGATGAACAACTCCCGCTTGCCCTGTGTGATGCGACGCCAGGCGCGGATGCCTGCTGCATCCTGGGATGCGCTGACCGGGCGGTCAGTCGGGTACGTGCTCGGCTCGATCGAAGTGTCCACCGAGTCCTTGTTCCACAGCTTCGTACCACCGGGCACGTCGTGCGGCGTGAGGAACTTGGCCAGGCCTGGGTCGAGTGTGATCGAGTCGATCATTGCCTTGCGATGTGCAGTCACGTCGGTGACCTCACCACGCTTGGACTCGCCACAGTTGCGTGCGATCTGGGCGGCGTGCAGATCGGGGATGAGCTTGCCGAAGCGTGCGCACGCTCCCATGCCGATGCCGAACTTCTCCGACACGGCGACGGGTGCGATGTAGAAGTAGCAGGCCTTGCATGTCTTGGCCGGGCCGCTGGATGCGACAGGGTTGTTCGGCGTGCCAACTCCGATCGTCGGAGCGATGACCACTTCCTTGTTGTTGGTGCTGTGCTGACTGCACACAGAACCAACCTCCTCCATGCGTTCAATCACCTGGTCGGCAGGCATTCCAGTGGTGCCCAGCACCATGCCTCGCACTCGGCAGGTGACCAGGTTGGTGGGCTTGCCGTAGATTCTGGTCTGCTGCGCAGTGTCGTTCACTGCGACTACATGCGGGCATGTGGAACAGCTCTTGCTCATATGTGGTGCACTCCTTACGGTAGTGAGTATGTGTTAGTCAGTGGCACGGTGGTGATACTACCACGGTTGCCAGCTATTGTCAAATGTTTTCTTTGTCCTCCCGATTCCGTTGCTGCTCGTAGTTGCGCTTTCGCTCGTGTCGTGAGCACATGGGCACCACTCGCTTCGGGTTGACCTGCACCAGCGGGCAGCCCTGTTCTATCTCGACGTGGTCGACGTCGACGATGCGCTCGCCTGCGTCCACGAACTGCTCGGCTACCTCGCGCACGCACTCAACGCACTTGCGCGAGGGGTGCACGAGCATGTAGCTGAACTTCTTCTCGGCTGCGTAGATCGGGCTCGGCAGTAGCTCGTACGGGTAGATGCCCTGGTACTCGGACAGCTGATTGAGGATGCGCTTCACCCGGCTGATCTTGACGTAGTAGTCTTGCCAGAGCGCTTCACCTTCGCTCTCGATCATGCCAGCCACGGTGACCGGGAACACTGGCTCACGATCCTCGGTGAACATCGAGCCATTGAACTGGGCGGCGCACTCGGTGGTGTTCTCGTCATCCCAGCTGTCGTTGAAGATGGACTGCAACCAGTGGTAGTGAGTGATGGTGTAGTCACCCACGTTGACCTCAGTGAAGGTCGGCTCCACCGGCATGTCCATCACCATGATCTCGAGCCGAGGCGGGTTGATGTAGTCGCCCGAAAGCGCCGGGTCATACACCTCGGCAGCAGTAACGCTCAGGCTCATCCCGACATCGCCTCCCGGACCACTTCCACCTTGCCCTCGCGTACGAGGTGGAACCAGTTCACGTCGCGCCTTCCGCTGTCGGTCGGAACCGTGCAGGGCTTGCCCGCCCGTGCGAAGCACGCCTCGCACTCGAAGTTGAGCGGTGTGATCTCGGTTCCGTCAGGCATCACAAACTTCTTGATTTCTTTGTGCAGTGTCATGTGTCCTCCTACTTCAGGCATGGGTTGCCTTCTTTCTCGTAACGATCGAGCTTCGATGTAGCATCACCGATTGCAACCCAGGCGTTATCCATCTGGTTCTGCACACTCTTCATCTGGCCTTGAAGTTCTTTAATCTTGAACGGGTCTTGGTTGAAGATGTTCAGCTGAATGTCGTCAAGCATCTGCTTCATGCGACCCTTCGCAAGGGATAGCTCCCACTGCCCGTCGACCAAGTTGTCCACCTCTTCGAGATACCATTGGCACTGCGGGCTTACCTTGCGTGGCACCTCCTTCTCTACCTGTTCGGTGACGTACACCTTCATAGGTTCTTGTGGTTCAGTGTCGGGCTGTGTAGCACTGGAAGCCTCGGCCATCCAGATGGCACCTACCATAGATGCGCCGAGGATGAATCCAGTTATCCGTTGCTTCATGGATCAGTCTCGGGATGCAGCTCCCGGCACCCACGCTCCGAAGTTCTCGTCGACGTACTCAACGATCTCGGGTCGGCGCGTGATGCACTCGGAACCGAGCCTGTAGTACCGTGACTTGTCATCGGTCAGCTCCCTTCCACAGTTCACGCACTCCTTGAAGCGCTCGCCGTACCGATCAGCGCACCCGGCCTTGTCCATCATAACCTGAACCAACAGGTCAGCGACCACCGAGCCATGCACCTCGTTGCGCCCGGTCACCATGCCCGAAGGCCAGAACTTCTGGAGCTCGAGCCAGTCATCGCTCGACTTGTAGCGCACGTCCCGATACTCCTCGTTGGAGTTCTTCGTCGTGCGCGTGGCCAGCTTGAGGAACACTGTCTGCTTGCCGTCGTCAGATGTGACAGCGTATCGCCCGTCTGGGATCATGCGCAGCACGTTCTTGTCGAGCTTGTCGGTGACCGGAATTGGCTGCGCTGGCTGGGGCGTGCCCGATGCCACTGCGTCAGTGTAGTCGCGGTCCTCCTCTGCCACGTTGCCGAGCACCTTGAGCTCGCTGATGACCTGGCTGGCTTCGAGCATGGATGTAATCGGAGGCTCGACTCGTGCGAACTTCTCGTCGCACAGTATCTCGATCAGCTTCCGCTGCTTCGGGGTCGCCGAGTACAGCCTGCGCTTGTCGCTCGGGTTGGTCGGTCCAGCGCTGACCACGCGCTGCTTCACCTTGCCAGTGGCAACAACACTCCCGCCAGTGGGCACCGGCGAGGTGAGCTTGGCTGCCTCGTTGTTGATGTTGTCGAGCACAGTCATGTAGCCAGTCATCGCCGTCTTGTGCCGGTCACACTCACGCTCAATCCCGGTACGCAGTAGTGCGATCTCACGCAGCAGCTGTGCGTGCGGGTCAGGAGATGCGGTCATGCTTGACCTCCTCGATGGTAGCGAAGCCGATGTGCTCGCCGTCGTGATCGGTCACGAAGAACTCGCTGAAGCTGTCCGTCTCGAGCGTCAGCTTGAGTCCCACGTTGTCGCCGAGGTCGGCCATCAGCCGGTCATGCAGTGCCTGCTTCGCAGCCCGATAGTCGGGTCGGTCAGCGATCTCGAAGGTCACGATTCGTGATGACCCGAGGTGTTCCCTCGCCGATGCTTCACCGCGCCACGTTGGTGACACGCGGACCGCTAGAGGGTCGGCGTGCGGGTCAGCGGGGGCGCAGCGATCGGTGGTCGTGATGTCGTCGGGTCGGTTGTGTTTACCCATGCGGGCGCACTCCTTACGGTAGTGAGATGTGTAGTTGTTCAGGTCAGTCTTCGTCGGGCTCGTCGTCGTCCTCGGTGTGACAGTCGAAGCACAGGTACTCCTGCCCGAGGTCACACCAGTCGAAGATCGGATGCACCAGCTCCCCACAGCTGTTGCATCTCGGGTAGGTGGTCACGTTACTCCTCGGTGTCGCGCTTCCTGATACCGAGGAGACGCTCGTGTCTGATGTCAGACACGCGGCGTGCCTCGATCTCGATTCGGATACCGTCCTCCCGAAGTTCGCTCTGCAGTGCAGCGAGTTCCTCGTCGGACAGCTTGTTGAGCTGGCGCGTAGTACGCGGCTCCATCATGGAGCTCATCCGCGTGCTCCGAGGAACTTGACCAGGCTCACGCGCTTGACCAGGTTGACACGGTAGCGGGTGACAGGTCGGCGCTTCGGGTGATCGTAGCTGATGCTCATGGTGGGTGCTCCCCTTTTCAGTGGTGATGGAATGGAAACAGGCCACGTCACCCTCTCGAGTGACGTGGCCTGCGGTACTGCGGTGACCCTTAGGTCAGTTCTTCGTGGCGCCCTTGGTCCCGGCCTCGTTGGTGCCGGGCGTGATGCCCTCGACGTTGCACTTCGAGGCGTCACCCTGCGGGAACAGGCGGGCCGACACGGCGCCCGAGCTGGGCGCGTCGTCACCGTACTCCTCGGACTTGTGCTTGACAATCTCGGACACGGTCAGGAACCGTCCCGACTCCACGCCCTCGAATGCGCTCGTGATGTGCGCACCGACGTTGCGGCGGACTCCGTTGAAGGGCTGGCGGACGCCACCGCCACCGCTGGCGCGTCGGCCACCGATGCCCTTACCCTGGAAGACCTTCACCGCTGCGGCCGCGATACCGTTGAGCTCGGGCTCCTCGCCACGTGTCTCCTCGTCGGCCTCGAGCCAGTCGAGGTACGCGGTGGCCTGGTTGTACGCGGCATCGGTCGAGGGGACCTCGTAGTCCTCGGCCTCGGTCGGGACGCGGTCGGTCAGGAGCGACAGCCCCAGCTCCAGGACGGCGACGCGCTCGCCGAACGCCTCCTTCGGGTCGACCTTCGGTGCGGTCGCCTTCGGTGCGGGCTTCGTGGTCCGCAGCTTCTCGGACACCTCGTTGTACGAGACTGCCTTGATGTACTCACCCGCGGGCAGCGCCGCCTTCATCGACTCGTCGACGAAGTCCTTCGCGAGGTTCTTGTACTTGATGCCACCCGTCACGCCACGGTAGGCCTCGGCGACCTTGTCGAGGTCGGCCTCGGACACGGTGCCCGTGCTCGGGTCGGCCGCCTCGACGGCTTCGGTCACCACGGTCTTGAACGCCTCGACGTTGGGCAGGTGCTCGGCGTCGGCGGCAGCCTGCTTGGCAGCCTTGTCCACGTCCTCGGTGCTGGCGGGGGTCTGGGTCGGTTCGGTCACGGTGGCCTCCTGTGCCTCGTTGGTCGGCGCCTCGGTCGAGACGTCGTCGGTGGTGGTGATCTCTTCGTCGAAGATGTCGGTGCGTGCCATGATGATTACCTCCTGGTTGGTGGGCGTCGTGCGCCCGTGTGTTTTTCGTGATGTGTTCACCCTACCCTGGCGAGTAGGTTCAATGCAACAACTGCGGTACTAGTTCGGTGTGATCTACGTCACACATATTCACGTGTCACGTATGCGACGGTGTCACCCTCCCTCCATACAGCGAACGAGAGCTTCAGCTCGTCACCGAGGCGCGTCCACACCAGCTCCCGAGTTGTGTTCGGGTTGGCTAGTCGGATCATAGCTTCAGTGTTTCCGAACATACCCGCCCGCGTGCCGAAGATGCGGGAATCACGCAACGTGCCTGCGCGCCACACTGCCACGCGGTAGCGTGCGTGCTCCGGCCAGGTGGTCGGGATCAGGTGGGTCGGGACTGGGACCACGTTCGGCAGCGGCATTAGATCACCGCCAGTAGTTCGCCGATGGACACCTGCTCGTCGTCGAGGTGCCACGTCAGGACCTCCGGCGACTGCAGCCACGTGATCAGGTCGGGCGTGCTGTCAAACGCCTCGTAGCACTCGAGGTCACCCTTGTTATGGGCGATCACACACCAGCCGCGCCCCACTTCCTCGATGACTACGTCCAGGCTGGGCGAACCGTAGTCGCTGTGTTTGCGCGCGAAGGCGTAGGACACCTGCGCGGTGATCTGGTGGGTTGTTTCGGTCACGGTCATCACAACTCCTTCTTCGTGCAGCACGCCCACACAACTACAGCGATCACGGCGAGGAGGAACAGGTGTCCACCGTGGAAAATGATGGTCGGCATGTCACAGCTCCCCTGGCATCTTGGCGTTGGGACCACACACGCCGTTGCCCATTGTGGCGCAGTCCCAGAACAGGTTGTCCTCGTAGACGGTCGGGTCACCGTTCTGGGTGACAATCGCGTACAGGGTGCTGAGCACCTCCCACACGGCGCTCATGCGTTGCCACGCTCGGCGCTGGTGCGAACCCACCCGACAATCGGTGCCACCCCGACTGCCGACATGCGCTCGAGCTCACGTAGCTCCGATGCCCGCAGGCGTCGACCACGGTGGACCTGGTTGGACGTGCGGACCTGGTTGCGCCTGATTGTTTTTGCCATTGTGCTGCCCTTTCGGTGCTGTGTTGGTTGGTTGTGCGGGTTAGTTGCGTGCGGTCAGTCGGTCGAGGTCGGCACTGTACTCGGCCCGTGCCACGCGGCCGATCAGTTCCACGCCGATATTGTGCAGTCGGGTCGGGTCATCCAACTCACGGCGCTGCAGCGGCATCGACACTTCCATGTCGTGCCACTCCCACCCGTCGGTGCTGTGTTCCACGTGCACCCACATGCCTTCGTCGGGGGTGCGGCGCCACGGTTCGCCACGCAGTCGATAGTGACCCGCGAGAATCGCCTCGTCGCCCGACCCGTCGATGTCGGCGAGTGTTTCGGTCATATGGCGCAGTGCCATTGTGTGCCACGTACGGTTTGGGGACTGATTGAAGGTTGCCATTGTTCGGCCTTTCACGGTCGGTCGGTGGTGTGGGTTGGATGGATGGACTAGCGGGCGCGACGACGCGCCAGTTTCGCGGCTGCCCGTGCGCGCTTTTGTTCGGCCAATTCACGGGCACTACGTTGTGCCGACTTCGGTGCGTTCGGTCGGACGGGTACGGTGGTCAGTTTCGGTGCGCGGAATTGCGTATCGTTCAATTCTTTCAATTCTTTTTCCGCGTAGTAGTCGCGCCAGTTGGTATCGGGGTCGGTGCATTCAATCGGCCCGCCAACGTGCCAGTTGTCGACGTTGGCGGCATTGTCGCGATTGACGTCCATCTGATTCAGTTGCGCGCCAGTGTTTCCTAGGTTGGCGGATAGCGCGGTCCCACGGGTGGCCGTTAGTGACTTGCGTTCGGTCACGCGAACGTCGTGCATGATTCCGTATCCGCGTGATGTGATGTTATGTTTCATGTCTTTCCCCTAATGGTTTGGGAATGTTTCACGCTAACTATTCCGCGATTCTTTTCGGAATCGTTAGCGCGAAACATTCAATTAATGGATCTAATTGAATGTTTCCACTTTTAAATTAGTCATAAACAATAGTCGCATTATGTGGTACTAGTTCTAATTCCACATCTATTGCCTACCATTCCGTAACGTAACCCGTTCGCGATTATTCGGACATGTCTACGAATAGTTGCCGCTATCTATGAAACGCTACGGTTAATTTTTCGCACCCTATCCGCGTGACCGCTATCGACATCTAGCATCGGTGGTCATCCAATTTTTCGGAATCGGCTATGCGATTGTCCTATACCGCGTAGGCGTATGGATCGCGCCCCGTGGTACTAGGTTGTTAGTGGCCGCTAGCGGTGACCGCGCCCGGGACCGGGACAACGTGCGCGCCCCGACCGGGGCGACCACCGAACTAACTAACAACTAACACCTAGAACACTACGGGTAGTGGTACTAGTTGTCTATAATAAAATCGTTATGATCGGAAGTCGGAAAAAGCTTGACACGTGGTACTAGGATAGTGTATCGGGCGCATAGCGCGGTATAGAAACGTAGCGGCTTTTGTAGCAAAGGTTGTATTGGTACAACGGCTGGTACAAACCAGCCGGCTGGACTCAAAAGGTAGGCAAGCCTAACCTAAGTTTCGTGATAGTGAATGTTCTTTGTGATAGTGAATTAAATGCAGTATCCGAAAGAATCTTTGTGATAGTGAATAATCTTTGTGATACTGGATTTAATTTGAGATAGTGAAGAATCTTTGCGATAGCGGATTTAATTCAATGTAGTAAAGAAAATGTAGGATAGTGAAGATTGTTCACTGTAGTAAAGAACATTCACTATCGCGGATATGATGCACCATAGCAAACACTAGGCAAGGCTAACCTAAGTTAGGGTAGGCTTGTAGCATGGGTTGTAGCACTACAATGGTGAGTACAATACAGTCGTTGGTACAATACAATGGTTGCTACAATGCATATAGTTGCGGATAGCAACTACTAAGTCGGTGTGCATAGATAGGTAAGGCTAACCTTACTAGACGTGTGTCTAGACATCCGTCCAGGTGGTACATGGCATGGTACAAAGACGGTAATGAGCGGCATCTAACCATAGTGTGATAGGAATTGTCAAATCAGCGGTCCCAAAATGTGGGAATTGTTGGCCGATTGGCAATGTTACCGAGTCGTGTGTGTAACGGGTAAACGTCGTGGTCAACGTGGTACTACGTGGTTACCGGACGGGTCTGTAACGCACGCTAGCGGCCGAAAATTGAGTTCCGCATAGTCCGGTGACCATATGGGGGTTCGGGGCGCCTACGGGCCATCTAGGGGGCAGAGCAAACATTCTCGATTTTGTCAAATCGACGCCGGAACCCTAGACGTAGGGTTGAGGGTTGACAACGAGCGAATTGTGTGCATCGGGTCTGATTCAAGATACCAAATATCCAGTTTCGTGAGCCGATGGCTTTACGATCGTGAATGTTGACGATGGCAAAGAATTTCTTTGTGATGGTGAATGTTTGGATATGCGGAGCAGTGCATCTTTATTCAGACTTCACCCGTGATCAGTTGAGGGTTGCAACGACTTTTAGTTGCGTGTTGCATCTGATAACGTTGAAGGTCGCAACTAAATCGGCGCCGCCCAGGCAAGGGAAGGCTAACCTAACTTTGCTAGCGTGAATGTGGGATGCAACTTTGCGAAGGGTGTGTGCGATCGTGAAGCTCTC